CAATGAGATGGATTAAGAGGTGGAAGACTAAATCATACAAAGAGTTATGGTTTATGGTCTTCGGCTTCGATGATTATAAAGGTGGTTTGCTGTATAGATACCAACGTGCACAGGAAAGGGTGGAGTCTTTAGACACTACCGTCGATGTATTACGAAAGCGTATCGCAAAGCTTGAAAAAGATTTAGCAAGAAAGGAAGGAAGGGATAATGAAAAGGAAAACCAAGGAAGAGATAATGAAGGTTAAGATGGATGAGATTAGTCCAGAAAAGCTTGCTCAGATCGATCAGGAAATGTTGGAGCTCCGCATTCAAGATCTTACATTGGCGTCGCTAAAGGAAATTGCTGCAGAGAGAAAAGCAACAATTGACAAAATGAGCAAAGTTGAGCTACAATGTAAAGTAAGAATAATGAAAGCTATGTCTTTCGGTAGTTTTACTAAAAAAGAAATGGCTGATATCTTTGAAGTTACAACACAACAAATTACGAAATGGATAGGGAAATGACAGAAGAAGCACAACCAGAAGTAACCTTTGAGCAGGCATTAGGAATGTATGAGCAAAGGTTGCAAGAACAAACAGCAATTATTTTTTCTCTTGTTGCAAAGATGGGTGGAGAAGTAACTCTCACACCCGAAGATTTAATTGCAAGTCCGGAGTTTAACACTGTGGCGGCAGATGATGCCGATGGTGGGGGAATTACACTAAAGCTATCACACGAGGAGCGATAAGCATGAGCAAGAATGAAGAAATTTGGATGAAAATGATTGAGGGCATTGACTCTGACAATAAGGAGCAGGCAATGGCAGAACTAAAAGCAGCATACGACTTTTTGAAAGAAAGCAACAATAAAAATCTTGCCAATCATTTCAAAAAGGCAATTGACAAACTAGAAAAGGCAGACTAATGGCAGACAAAGAAACACAAGCAGCTCTTTACGAACAGGAGCGTATCATTAAGCTAATCAATCAGATGGCAGCAACGATCTTTTACGATGAGAGTGCTAGAGAAAAGCTTATCGGAGAGATTCGTAAGTCTGGTCCATAATAATGCTATAATTAACTATGGCTATTATTGTAGATTTTACAGGAACCATCATTAACAAGGATGGTACCACTGTTGATAAAACTATTAGTTATATTAACGGGGTCCCCGACGAAATCTACGTGGTAACTGGTCGCCATATTTCTGAAAAGTTTGATGTAATTCGTGAGCTGCAATCCGCAGGAGTACACTTTGAAAGACTTTACATGAATCCTCGTGAGTATGACGATGAGGCTTTTAAACAGGATGTGGCTAGAGATCTTCGAAATATCGTTACCCTTGCTATTGACAACAGCGGTAAGGCCAGAGACAAATACATGGAGCTGGGTATTCCAACAGTACATCCGAAAGATCTCCCAGATCTTCGTAATATGTGGACTTTACAACACAATCCAAGCAGGGTATACTTTAACTAGGAGGGTATCGTGAAACGAGAGAGACAAACCAACAATCCCATTCTTAGGGCATATGGTAATGCTTGCTCATACATTGGGACATTCTTTTTAAATCAAGCTGACAAGTATTGTGACCTTTACGTACTTGACGAAACCTTTCTTGATTTAATTAAAGACGATAGGACAGGAGTGTGGGATCCAGATAATGAATAAACCAGATGGTATCGATGACTATAACGAATCGGTGTGGCTTAATTTGGGGCACTCCGCTTTCGAAAAAGATAATGTAAATGTAAATGAGGATGTAGAGTGGTGGGACATTGACAAAGATCATGAAAGAGAATAACCCCGTACCCCTCGAAGGATTTGTCGAAGAAGATTTTCAGGCGTGGGAAAAGTATGGCCACTTAGATCATTACCGTTGGCTATTTAATAAAATGGAAATAGCTTTGCGACAGGAACTTCATGCTGGCCCTGCTGCTACCGCACCCAAAGAGAGTGGTTGGTACATCCACAGACCAATATACAACCTTTATGGCATGGGAATTGGTGCTACTAAGTTTTATTACGATAAAGAAAAAATGTATGACAAAATGATTAACAATGATGTCGTTCCTCCTGGACATTTTTGGTGCGAATGGATTAATGGAGATCACAGATCAATCGACTATCAGCAGTGGTCTGACGAGTCCTGGCGTGTAAGATCAGTTTTGCTGGGAAACCATTACGATGAAGACAATCTTACTAGATTTCAGCAGTGGGAAAAGATGCCTCACGACTGGGCACTACCCTTCGAAGATACAGGATTGTTAGACATAATAGGGTTTGACCCCTATGTGCCCTACGTAAACATTGAGATGCGTGGAGACTACATTATTGAGGTGCATCTTAGACTAGGCAACGACCCATTTGATGATTTAGATGTTGGTGATAAAATTATTCCCGTTTGGAGTGACCAGGAAATTCCTGAGGGAGAGTGGCGAGGAAACCTTCACAATGATCTAGAACAATATTCAGCTAGTGGCTACCTTTCTGACGTAAGAAAAGGGTATATAATTGAAAGAGCTAATTTAAGGAGCAGCAATGGATAATCCAATTGAAAGAACTCTTGACTGGAGACCAGTCTTTGATAAAAGGTCTAAGAAATTTCCCGTCTCTGCAATACTCCCCAGAGAGCAAGAGCTAAAGTTTACCCTGTGGAAAAATGGTCCTATTATTGATCAAGGGAGTGAGGGTGCTTGTGTAGGTTTTGGGTGGACAGCAGAAACAATGGCTGGCCCTATTCAAATTAAACTAACAGATATAACCAAAAAGGGCGTTCCTCACGACCCCACAGATTTTGCACACTATGTGTATAAGAACGCACAAAAGGTTGATCAGTGGCCTGGAGAGGACTACTCAGGTACGTCTGTGCTTGCAGGTGCAAAAGTATTGATGGGGCTTGGGATCTTGCACGAATATCGGTGGGCATTTTCTGTGAATGATATCGTAGGCACATTGATGTCTCATGGTCCCGTTGTTCTTGGCGTCAACTGGTACCAGGGGATGTATCGTGCACCAGGCGGAAAGCTGCAAATTTTTGGCAGCAAAGTCGGTGGACACTGTTTGCTAGCTATAGGCTACAACCCATCTTCTGAAAAGTTTGATGGTAAAGAAACAATTTTCTTACAGAACTCTTGGGGTGAAGACTGGGGCATTAACGGAATTGCAGAAATGACTTTGGAGGATCTTAATCGTCTCGTAAACGAAGGCGGAGAGGCTTGTGTACCGCTTGCCAGGGGGATAAGAAGCAACCCAAAAGAATTACTGCTACAGGAAGAATGCTGTGGCGAAGACTGTTGCAACTAGTAAGAAACTATATATTTAATTTAATACAATCGCTACGATTTGGAGATAAAAATGAGTAACCCATACGATTCAAGCCAGCCAGTGTCTGGTCTTTCTAGAAGAATTAGAAGGAGCACAACTGAGGTAAGAGATGAAAGAATCAACAACAATAGAATGGCTCTTTATGAAGCACAAGAAAGTAAACGTGCAAAGAAAATTCAGATCGATCAATCTGTTGTTCTATGGTCTTGGCTTGTAGGCATCGCTATTGCTTTTATTGCTTCCGCTGTTGTTTCCTTTAACGGGATCACCTCTGTAGCTGTCTTTGTTGGTCTTTCTCAAACATGGATGTCATGGCTATTCTTCTTCTTTATTGAGTTGATGTACCTACTATTTTTAATTGCTTATTTAATCTTAGGATCTAGGGTAGACATTGATGGCAAGCCAGAAAAAACTAATGGTGCCCTTTTTGGAACTATTGCTTTTGGTGGTATTGCTGTGCTTGCTAACGCATTCCATACCTTCGATTTCTGGCAGTGGGCATGGACAGAGCCACGCATGTGGGGCGGTATGGTGCTAAGCATTGCCGCACCAATTGCTATCATTAGTGCATCGAAGATGGCTTCTAGGATTGTATTCGCTAAGGCAATCAAGCCAGTTTAAGCTGGAAGATCCCAGCCCATCTCGACGAGTTGTAATAAAAAGTCAGATTTGTTTATCTCGGCTCTTTGCACTTGTCGATAAAGGGCTACCCTGTCGCCACCAGCCAAAACGACTCCTGGTGTGTCCATGTATCTCAAACTCCAACCTTTTTTATTTGCTACATAGTAAGAAAGCCAAAGGTCTTCAATGGTACGTGCCGCTTTAGGTGCATCATTAATTAAAGCATCATCTAAAAATATAGAGGCATCTATCATAGAGAATCCTGTGCCACAATAGTGTACCCCTTTATCGTTATTAGATACCCTGCTTCTAAACTTATAATAGTTTTTGCCTCTATTGTGGAATACCCAGGCAAAACCAGACTGATACGTCTGAGGCTGATACTGAACCAGGCATCTCTTTATGTATGTTGTGGGAATAGTAACATCATCGTCTAAAAACATGACGATGTCATATCCTTCTTTAGCAAGATCTCTACCAACATAAAATCTTCTAAATGTTTGCTCTTCATTGCCATCGTGCCTTACTTGGATAGATAAACCCTTGGCAGAAAAATGATTATAATATGATTCTATACGCTCTATTGCTGAATCCTTTAAGTTTCCGTTAGAGATAACAACATCAAAACCCCTAAAGCTTTGCTTATGAAGCTTGTTTAGGGTGGATGCTAGATTGTTTAATCTTTGCCAAGTAAGTAGGACAACAGCTATTTTCATTTTCTCCTCATTTAATTATATCAGCCATATCTGATAGAATTATATTATGAACAATTTAAATCTTACCCATTTACCCGTTTATTACATTAATTTAAAAGAAGATGTTGAAAAATCTAAAAACTTTGAAGTCACCATGAAGGACCTGGGTTTTAAAAATGTAAATAGATTTGATGCCATTAGAGATGATCTTAAAAGAATTGGGGTAGCAAAGTCTCACAATAAGCTGCTAAAAGAATTATCGTCACAAGACACCCCCTTTATCATTTTTGAAGACGACGTAGATGTTTCTAGTTTTAGACCTATCATTTCAGTACCAGAAAACGCTGATGCATTCTATTTGGGCAACTCAATGTTTGGGCTCTACGCTGGCAGGGGTATCCGAAAAGTTTCTGCAGAAAGATACGAGGAAGATGTATACAGAGTATACAACATGCTTGCAGCACATGCCATTGTATATTTAAATAAAGATTATGTAAACTTTTTAGCAATGGCTACAGAATTTAATATCTCTGTTGAAACCAATCAGGATAAAGCTAGAGCAGAGACAATGAAATACTGGAACATCTATTGTAACGATAGCCCAATGTTCTATCAAAAGGGTGTTCACGGACCAGTTACCAAGAAGATTATGTCCAGGATGCCGCTTGTGGGTCCCAAAAATGCTTACGGATAAGAATACAATGCTACAATAGTATTAAGATGACGGTATCTGAGCACCTACCTAAAATTCGAAAGTATAAAGAAGATAAAGGCTGTGCTGACTGTCGCAATCGCTACCCCCACTATATGCTTGAGTTTGATCACAGACCAGAGCACAAAAAGCTAGACAATGTCTACCGAGTACTTAAGAAGTACGGTATTGACAAGGCCTGGGAAGAGATTAAGAAGTGTGACGTCGTCTGTGCAAACTGCCACAAGCATCGTACTCATCATCGTATGCTTGACGATGTAGCATAATAGTGTTATAATATATCTGGGCGTGCCTGGTTTCGACAGGTCGTATCAATGATGAGGAAGCATGTGGTAGGGCTACCGTGCCTTAATCGGTGGCAAACTAATAAATGCAAAACAAAATCAATTTGCCCTAGCGGCTTAGTTTATAGCAAAATAGCAATACCATAACTATATAGCAGTATCGCAATATCTGGTCGAAGACCTAAACATGTAGAAGCTCATTGGAGAAAGATCTGGACAGGGGTTCGATTCCCCTCACGTCCACTAAATGCAATTGAGGGGTATACAATAGTACCCCCAGAAGTCTTAGACAGCCCCTAGGAGGCTCTGAGAGTACTCATACGGTGTGCAACAGTAGTATCTGTAGCTTCACCATCACGATACAATGTAATTACAACAGCAGGATCTTCTTCTGTTCCATTAATACTAATTTCTGTACCAGGTACATCATAAGATCCGCTACGAATAACTCTTCGAACCTTGCCCCTGGCAGTGCCGCCAGAAGAATTCCAGGACACCATCTGCCCCACGCGAACAGAGTCAGCCTTGAAGATCTCTGTTAATCTATTTACTCTTGTAAAGTCTTTTCCAAAATCTGCAAACAACGCCTTATCACTTTCTCTTTCAGCTATCTTTCGAGACCAGCTGTAGCCAGCGTCACCGCCCCATGCGTCCCACATAATGCGACCATTAGATGGGTACCCCTCTTCTCCGGAATTAAAACCTTTGGCACCCTTAGAAGATTTTTCATGACGCGAGAAGAAGGAATACATTCTTTTAACTACACTAAGAGACATCGAGCGGCCTGCTGCGATATCACTTGCTCTACCCCAACCGACTGCGGTACCAGCACCCTTGGCTTCACCATCCTCCTTCCACTGAAGAGCACGTCTGGCTGCTGCCTTCATGCCGGATGTGGGTGAATAGGTTTCTGCTTTATACACAGACTCCATCTCTTGTTCAGTCATGCTATGATCTTCCATGTCTACAACCTGTGCATCAATGTATCGCATACCGATACTGTATGCGGTTGGCTCCCACATATCCTCGTCTTCTTCGTATTCATAAATTCTAATAGACATTGCAGGATTTTCTGGTGGCATAGATTCAATGGCGTACTCTGATCCAGGAGTGCCCAGCGTGCCACCTTCCCACATGATGTGCTCTACAACACCATGCACCATACCTTCAGTGGTCTGACCCATTACGAAGTCACCCTCTTTGATCCCACCGTGCTCTTTGCCAACTTCTTCACTAATAGCATTAGCTGTCTCGATGTCATACTCTTTAGTTCCCATGCCAGTACCGCCACCAGTTGTGGCTACTGCACCAGCAGAGTCTCCGCCAACACCACCAACAGTTCTTTTCTTTTTCTTTTTGGGATACTTTAAAACAGAAGCAGCTCTAGATGCTGGCTCGGGTTGCCCCATTGCCCCGTCAGTCTTTATTGCTGTACCAGGCCAAGGCTGAGGATTTTTAATGCCCACCTTTTCCTCTGATTCACTAGACTCAATCGCAGCAATTTGAGCTACAGCAGCTTCTCTGGTTTCATGACAACCCATTACTTCTTTGTCTGAGTCTTTTACGACGGGGTACCCAGAACACCCGTATGATCCACGTTCTCCAACACTATAAGGCATAACACCATTCTATCATACAAATAAGAAGGCCCCCTACAGGAAATTCAAGCACGAAGGCCACGGGTAAGGTAACTAATCCATCCCAAGGTCCTGTAGGGGACAAATCAATTATACCACGAAGGAACATTTCTTGTCTTCCAAGAAGCAATGTAAGACTTATCTTTTATGTAGTATGTTCTGTAGGACATAATGGAGTCATCACTCTTGTATTCATCAGGCATAGCTGGTGTGGGTTGTGAGAAGCCCTTTGCACTCATACCCTCAGGAGCTTGCTGCAATGTTTTGACCAGACCGTCTGACTCACACTTGTGTGTCTTGCCGTATCGTCTGGTGTATTCTTTACATAGCTTTACAAGTAGATCTGCCAGCCAGACGTAATTCTCTTTGCTTTCCCTTGCCCATACGGCTGAAGGATGGTTGATGTGAGTAGCCTGATACAGCACAGAGTCTCTGTCGTCAAGCAATCTCCAACGCTTTACATTACGACCAGTTTTAGAAAGTCCTGGCTCCTGTAGGCCGTCTGTGAGCCTATGAGCGGTAGACAATAGCTGACAGTACTCTAGAATCATTTTTACCACATGCTTGTCTAGGTGATACTCTGCACACTTCTCTGTGTCGTTGTCTAAATAGAATATGTTCATATATACAGTATATTTTAAGGTTGTGTGTTTGTCAAGACCTATTTCTTTTTGCCCTCTTCTGGCAGCTCCTCGATAAGCTTTTTATAAGCTTCGAATAGTCTGCCAAATTCTTCTTGATTTATTGGCTTGTCTTTATCTTTGTAATATTCTTCAGCCAAAGGATGAAAGACATCCTGAAAGTCTTTGATTACAATCTGTACCCGCTCAATGTACTGAAATGCCCAGTCCCTAGACTGTGAAACAAACTTTAAAAAACCTTCTGTTTCTTCAATCTTTTTTGTATCAGTATTCTTGTACGCATCTTCAATTTTTTGCATCAATGCGAGCTGGTCTGCTATCCCCTGATCAACATCTTTTCTAAGCTTTACAGTATCAATCTTAAACTTTACTGCCAAAGATGTCATTGTAAAGAACAATAAAATAAAAACAATAAAAATAATTAGTTCTAAGATATTCATACGATTTCCTCACCGCCCTCTCTTACTAAAAGAACAATAGCACCGTTCTGCTCTAAAGCATCTTTTACCCTAGCCATGTATTCCACAGCCCTTCTTTTATTAAAGTCATCAAGCTGATTAAATTGATTTTCTGAAGCCTTTACTGTAATAAAGGTGTCGTTATCAATTAACTGTAACCCAAATCCCTTAGGTGCAAAGTGATCGAGGGATCTGAATGCTCTTGCCATTTCATCTGTATATGTCATTTTTTATTGTCCATCGTTAGATATTGCCATGTGTCTGCCCAGTCTGCCTTTGTGCGATGCCTGTTAAACTCTCTAGATATTTTACCATTTTCAACATAGATACCGCCCCAAACTCCCCATTCTTTTTGAGAAACACCAACAGCAAAACATTCTCGTGCTACCGGACACGAAGCACAAATCTTATCAACTGCTGGTCTTAATGAAGGGTCGTCTTCATATTTGTCAAAAAATAAGTTGGTGTCGTAGCCTTTACAAGCAGCTTCATCCTTCCACTCATTTTTATTCATTAACTCTTTAAGAACCTTTCTGGAATATCCCAGCCCTTTTCGCCAGGCTCAAATCTTCTCTGGATGTGCCACTGTCCTTCACGATAAGCACCATACTTAGATGTACTGCCCTTTTTTGAAGGGTAAGAACTAATTACAGTCCATCCATCCCAATACAAATACTTTGCCTTTTCCACCAGGTTTTCCATTTTTTCAAGAGATGTGATAATCATTTTTTATCCTTTGTGTAGATTACCTTTTTGATGTTTGCCTGTTTTATAGCCGCCTCGCACAGGGTGCAAGGCCTGCTGTTACGATCCTGACCCAAATTGTTGACTCTCGCAACATAAAGGACAGCACCAGCAACGTTTTCCCCAGCCTCTCTCATAGCATTAATTTCAGCATGACGAGAAGCGTGTGGCTTTATATGCTCTGGGGAGCAAAACAGTGGGTTGTTGCGATTCTTGTTATAGCCCACTCCAACAACTCGACCAGACTTAACAATAACCGCACCATGCCTTTTCTTGGCCTTAGATTTCTTAGCAAAATACCTTGCCATTGAAAGAAAAGCCGTCTCTCTATTGCTTAGCATTAATATCTATAAACTCCCACTTCAATGTCTTTACGATCAGCTAGATCTACAAGCTCAGAGTTTCTTTCCTTTGGCTTGCTTAAATAAATAAAGTAGTCTAGTTCTTGAACATTTTCTTTAGCCCAAGTAAAGGGAATTCTAAACATTTTAATTCTAACACCCTTAGCTTTCATGCTACGCTCGGTAACATTGCAAAACTCTAGGGCCATTTTGTTTACATTGGCGGGGCCAATCGAATAAACTATAAAATCTGAATCATCTTCTGGAATTGTAGATAAAGCTGTACCAATTGCCCTAAGAAAGATGTTGTAGTCATCAAAAGACTTACTTCCCTGAACCCCTACTATCATTTTCATCTCCCCTTAGTTGTTCGACAATAAAAAGCATTTCATCTAATTCTACCTTATCCATACTCATCGTGTCAACTTCTGCGGCATTTTCTTTGTTTACCTCTCCGTTTACGATGTCTGCTACAAGAAACTTGTTGTCTTTAATCCAATAAGCCTTGTCTTTGACGATCATAATTTTCATATAAACATTTTTAATATAGTTTTGAGATTGAGTTACAACACTTTCTTCTATAGGGCCAAACATATCTAGATATGGCTTTGTTAGTTCATAGACATGACTTTGACTATAGGTAATTTTTAAGCTTTCCTCTTCTGGAAATTGTTTTTTAGCAAGTCTGTTTGTAATAATATAAGCCATCATTGTGATTGCGGCACCAATTAAATACTCCACTATTCCCCCTCAGTCAAGGCTCTCATTAAAGCTTTCATTGTTTGAACCTCTGTATCGTTTAGACTGCCCCAGCCTTCTTGTTTTAGTGCCATTTCGGTTAAAGAAACCTTGGGATTTTGTTCTGTTACGTTCATGTTGACAAAACCTTTCTCCCAAAGAGACATAACAGATTGCTGGATCATCTCAAGAAAGCTTGCATAAAGATCTGGAGCCATCTCTTTTAGCTTGTCGGTAAAAGTGTAGACTATTTCTCCTGTGTCTGAATCTATCCCGCTAATAACCAAAGCACCCTCAAGAATGAGGGTGTCGATTAGGTCCTGATTTCCTTCTGGTAAAATCATTAGACATCAGCCCTATCGGTAGACAGCTTATCCCTTTGATCTGAAATTACATAAGAAAATGACTGAAGCTTATGATATGCCTCTAAATTTTTTTCAATTTTATTAAAATCATGACCACAAAACATTAGCTCTCCAGCTATGCCAACAACTAGTACGTAGGCTTGGGAGCCACACTGATCACACCTGTCGTTAGCATCCAGGCTTCTAGTCTCTTCTACCTTGTCAACTACTTCTTCGGTCATACGGACTCCCCTATTTGTCGGTGGAATAAAAGCCACTGCCACTAAATTGTACACCTATACTAGAGTATACTCTCTTTAGTGGTTCGTTGCAAACATCACACTTATAATGCCCCGCAGGGTCTGTAATAGATCGATTAATAGATAATGATTTATCACAGACCCTGCAAGTATATTGATATGTTGCCATGTTTAATTATAACTTATTTCTTTGGAGCAGCCTTACGAGTTCGCTTGGGAGCAACCTTAGCGGCTTCTGCCTTAGCAGCAGCCTTTTCTTCGGCCAATCTTGCTTCCTCGGCCTGTCGAGCAGCTTTCTGTGCTGCTTCTCGACGAGCTGCCCTAATGTCTGGATTGGGTGCAACAATAGCGGTAAGGATAGAAACGATAGCGGCAAGCAAAGCAACGCCACCTACCTGCAACCAGTCCACACTCATGGCGGTAATGAATTGATCAGTACCAATTACACCAAGAGCAGCAGCAGCCGCAGCTTTAATTGCAACCTCAATTGTTGACTTCCAGAAGTTACTTGTCATGATCATATGTTTTATGTCCTTTCGTTATGACTTATTAATTATAGCCCATCAGGATTGTCTGTGTCAAACTCTGTGTGCATATTTTTTTGATCTTTTTGTTGATTAGGATTGCCTTCTCCGAATCTTACACGAGGTGTGTCGTTCCATAAGCGAACATCTTCATATGTAGCAGAGGTAGTGTAGGCGGTGATGATAATTGATATTAGGGCTACCCCGCCAATTATCATCTCTACACCAATAGTACTTTCCATCAACACCGTGGCAGCACCAAACAAAATCATAGAAACACCCATTACAAATGCAATGTGAATCAGTCTACGCCGATGCTTCCAAGAAGGGCCAGTAGCCAAAACCTCTTCTTCGTGATCCTTACGTTTTTGCCTAAAGTCTTGTTTCTTTTGTTTACGCTCCATAGCTCTTGTAAGTGCAACAAACAGGCTAGACAACATTAGTACGTCCCCTTGTTCAATGCTCTTTGTAGGGCACTAATAGTTCCCCTACCCCAAATTCCATCGATAGCCATTCTGTACTCTCCAAGATCTTTTAGCCTTAGCTGTACAGCCTTGCGAGTAAGCGGTCCTGGAATGCCATCAATCTTTCCTGTGTAGTGATCTCCAGTGGACTCTTGTACTGCTGTCCAGGTCATTTTGCCTGGTTTGCCGTCGAGGATTCCACGATAATTCCAATTAGCTTTAAGTGCTGTCTGCCAGGCCTTCCAGGTATTACGACCGATTCTTCCATCGACTCTAATAGATACCTTGTATCCGTTATTGTTTTCTTCTTCAACGTCTGGAATAGATCCTGTTAGGTAAATTTCTGGATCTCTTGTGGCTCCCCACCCCCTTCTGACTCGGGTTTCAAAGTGGAGATGGGGTCCCGTGGTGGCTCCGGTTGAGCCCGAACGATAGATAAAATCTCCAGCTCGAACCCGATCTTTCTTTTTGAGGGGAGTTCTATGTGCTCCATGATAATATACCGTGTAAAGATCGTTAGCATGTTTAATAATTACGACATGCCCTCCACCGTTTCGACTCCATCCAATGTGTACAACGATACCATCTTGTGCGGCTAGTACATTGAAGGTGCCACCGTAATCAATGCCGTGATGCATTTTACCTCGCTCACCTGTGATGGGGTGTCTCCTGGGACCATAAGGACTTGTTATTGGTCTACCTGGTGCGGGATTATAAATCTTCAAGATGCCTCCTAAATGCTCTTTTAAACTCTTGTATAAACCATCGTAAATAGTTCATCATATTATTATAGCATGTGTGATAAAATAGTATTATGACAGCACACAGAATTGAGCTGATCGGGGCAGTTGCAAAAAGAATTACCCCCAATGGAAATCACTCTGGTATGGATATTACCATTCAGAATGTAGAAACCTCTGGCAATATTTACGTAGGCGGAGAAGGTGTTTCTACTACTAATTATGGGTACAAGATTATGCCGAATCACGCTATTTCTTTTGAGCTACCGCCAAGAGATTCCCTGTACCTTATTGCAGATAATGCAGACAGCAAAGCAGCAATTATTCATATTAACTTGGAGTCTCAAGATTAATGGCTAGGTTTACACATCCAGCAATTGGATCTTCTGGAAGCAGTGAGGCTAGCACCTGGATAATCGAAGGTGGAACTACTGGTGCTGGTGCTGTTCAGCCTACGTTCGATGGAGATCCTTTATTTTCCGGTAGATGGAAAAAGTTTGACAGCTTTATTCATTTTGCTATTGATATAGACTTTGACAATATATTAACATTTGGTACTGGTCAGTATTATGTAAAGCTTCCCTACCCCGCAAAATCAAACTACCTATTTTCTGATGGCTGTGTACATGATATTTCTACAGGAGACGAGTACGCACTTCTTGGTCACGTAAATGCTGGGTCAGATATAGTTACTCTGCTCAGCACCGCCTCTAACGGCAGACAGGTTCCTTTTACAGACAAGGTTCCTTTTACTCTAGTTGCCGCAGACAACTTTCACATTGCGGGAAACTACGAAGCAGATCTAAGCAGCTAAAGCTGTAATCTTTTCAGGCTGGAAGCCAGCGAAGGAAGTACCGTCTGAGGCAACAACTACTGGAGCTGCACGATATCCCATTTCAATAAGCTTGTCTAATTCTGCGGGGTTTTCAGAAATATTAATTGTTTCATACTCTACCCCGATCTTATCCATAAGTCTTTTAGTCATTTCACATTGGACACAGTTGTCTTTGGTATAAACAGTAGTCATTGGTTCTCCTTTTTAGTTAAAATATTCTTTACCCCGTCTTTTGCGAGGGTGTACCCAATTCCGAATGATGATACAGACAACAGCACAATAGCTAGTCCGTGCCAAAAATAAAACATAATCTCTCCTTAATATTTATCTATTATACATGTGTTTAGCTATCTAGATTAAGATAACTATTAAATGTTGCTGGGAAAATATCCTTAGATAGATTAAGAACAGCGTCAGCATATTCTCTAATCTCTGATTGTGCGTCATGTGGTAGACGTTGTTCTAAGAATGTCATCACCCCCTGCAAAGAGGTAGTCCAACGCCAACGAACATACATTGAATATGCTGGCAGGAATAGTCTAGCAAGCTCTGGAGCAATGCCCTCGGACATAGCCTTCTGATACAGCTTCTCACCATTTTGAATATGACTGATTAAATAGTCTGTGTATTCTTGTCCGTCCTCTGCATTGATTGGTTCGCCACTGCCCTGCTTGCTGTTCTCTGGCTTGCTACGCCACTGTGTGGCGGTAGGAATGTAAAACTCCTCATCTTCTGTAATATATCTACGAGAAGATTCATTCCATCCATTCTGGTCATCAACATGTGTAGATGAGACCGCATACTTCCACCATTGCCGTGCCACAACAAGCGGGGCATAAACTTCAAAGGTCATAGCTGCATGTCTAAAAGGAGAGGTATGCTTCTCCCTAATTAAGAAATTAAGTAGTTTAATGTCACGATCTGACATTACCGATATTTCTTTATCATAAGATACCCTTGCTGCATTTACTACGGACAGATCTTCGCCCATCCAATCGACTAATCTAACATAACCCTTGTCTAATACATCAATCTTCATTGCTATCCTCTCCAAAATTAAAAACTTCCCACTCTAGCTTGTCTTCATTCCAAATCATTGGCTCTGTGGAACCCTCGGGGTATGGCTTAAGCATGTCCCATTCTTCAGCTTCTTCGTTCCAAATCATAGAGTCATAAGCCTTATAGGGCCGACCGCTGTTAAATATTTTAATATCACTATGACGATAAATATCACGGGTATACCACACAAGCAGCTTATAATCTGTATCAACCTCTAGCTTGATATCTGCACTAGTTATAATACCTGGAGCAAGTTTTCCAAACTTGATACCGGGAATTGGCCAAGATTCTTCTACAATTTCGTCATTGTTTTTTTGAAGCTGATATCCAAAATTAACTTGTTTAAAATCATACTTCTCGCCCTCTTCACCAACAACAATAAAATCAATAATTAAACGTTTTGCTTCGTGTTCACCCTCAATTGTGATATTTTTGTTTGCAAGATCAATTAGACATGCTGTTTTCATTTTTCTCCTTTTGTCCCCCATACGGGAATTGAACCCGTTGCCAACACTTTATAAGAGTGCTGCTCTAACCAATGAGCTAATGGGGGCAGTCCCCACTAGTTAAATATTAATTGGTACATAAACAGTTTACCCTTTACAATAAAAGTTGTCAAGTGGAGCCTCTGACAGGAATCGAACCTGCGACACAAAGGGTAGAAACCTTTTGCTCTTCCGCTGAGCTACAGAGGCTTATATGTTTTCTTCAACCTTCCACAGTATATAGTTTCTTGCTGAAAGAATAATCATAATAAAGTTGGCCACCATGAACCCATACTGACTTGCCAATAGGGCAACGATAAGAGCAGAAATCATACCTAGGCCTGTAAAGATAAACCCTACCTTATGCCGCTTGCCAAGTAGCCACATACCCAAAAAGCCAAGAAGCATAGATAGCCAATCAAGTCCGTAGTAATTAAATAAATTTATTTCCATGCCTTCCTTTCTTCGGGCCCCCTGTCAGATTCGAACTGACGACCCCCGCTTTACAAGAGCGGTGCTCTGGCCAACTGAGCTAAGGAGGCACTAGACAAGTATAGCCGATCAATGTCTGTCAGTCAAGTTGTCCCACGTCGAGGAATCGAACCTCGCTAGCCAACGGCACAGGATTTACAGTCCCGTCTCTGTCCCAGCAGCCGTGGGGTGGCGCGGCATGTAGGAATCGAACCCACACCAAGAGGTTTGGAAGCTCTTGTGCTACCATTACACCAATGCTACATGTTTAATTTTATTGTTTAAATGAGCGAATGCTCTACGATATTAATATCGCCAATAAAAGAAAAGGCTAAAGCGTGCATTGGTGTTTTTCATGTTTGCCCTCATAAGTATAGTCTATCACATTTTTTAATAATTTGCGACCCGTATCGGATTTGAACCGACGATCCCCTGCTCGACAGGCAGGTGCTTTAACCGCTAAGCTAACGGGCCTTGTGCCAGTCGTGTATCGCCGTTTGATTACGGATTACCTACCACTAGCTGTATATCCTAGTTCTCGCATAGTCATAGAGTTCATCGATCTGAACATCTTCTCTCTACCGCTGGAACAATCTTTCGGATACACAATCTTCATAGCATTTGTTCAGAATGCTAATCCGAGAGGGGATAGGGAGAATCGAACTCCCATCGAAAGTTTGGAAGACTCTCGTTTTACCATTAAACTATATCCCCGCTGGAGCGGCAAGATTCGAACTTGCGACCAAGATGTTAACAGCATCCCACTCTACCGCTGAGTTACGCTCCACTATTATTAACTATTTCTGAATAGCCAACAACTTTGTCTCTATATAATTTTTTAGCATATCTACAATCTTTACACCTACAAGCTATTTCTTCATAAGACCTTGTTGTGCCGTGCAAGTATGGCAAATGTTTTTTGTCATTCCAAGGTCTTATTTCTTTATTTTTATACTGCTCTTTGGTTTTTTCTAAGTGACAATTATTGCACAAAAGCTCGCACTTGTCAAGCTCCTCAAGAATTTTATCCCATTTGCCATCTAAGCCTTTACCGCTTAAGGTTATTAGCTTTGTTGATCTATCTATGTGATTAAACTCTAGGTTATCTGTGGCTTTGCATATATTACACTTGCTACCCGCCAAAACAAGAAGCTCTTGCCTTCTCTTTAACCTTCTGGCTTTCATGTATTCTGCCATGTTTTCAGACTTCATGTATTAATTATAACACACTCTGCTCTGCCAACTGAGCTACATTCCATTAAATTTAAACCATTATTCTAACTACGTGCTGACAGGGATCTCCCCCATCTTCCCACTCTTGCTGTTCGTCTTCACCCATACCAGGATCGATATCATGAGTGTTGCAAAAAGGTTCTGTTACCCAACCCTCTTCAATGCCCTGGCGAAGCCACTTGCCGAACCTCTCTTCATCCATAATCATGTATCTAGTTTAACCCATTGTCCGTCTTCTGTCAAGCTGTACCCCAGAGATTCTGTAATAGCAACACCAATAAACTTATCAATGTTGTTTGGATCAGCTAGCCAAGTTGTTAGATCTTTATCAGAAGTCCCAGTCATCATCCGTAGTGCTTTCATGTTTACCCATTACGTAGCTTGAACCACTACCGCTGAAGAAATCGTGGTTTTCATCAGCATTAGGAGACAAGGCAGAAAGAATTGCTGGACTAACATCAGAAACTTCTTTTGGAAAAAGTGCATCGTAACCTAAGTTCATTAGTGCTTTGTTTGCATTGTAGTGCAAGAACTTCTTCACATCCTCTGTAAGGCCTACCTCATCATAAAGTTCTGCCGTGTACCTAGTTTCATTATCAAACAATTCCATTACGAGATCGTATGTATAATCCTGGAGCTCTGCCTTGCGAGCCTCTGTCTCTTCTGCTAGTGCTAGTTGAAACTTGTAACCAATGTAGTAGCCGTGTACAGCCTCATCACGAATAATTAGCCTAATCATATCAGCGGTATTGGTCAATCTTGATCTAGATGACAGATACATGGGCCAATAAAAACCAGAATAAAAAAGGAATGACTCTAATAGAGTAGAAGCTACCTTGCGCTTTAGTGGATCATTGCCATCATACTTATCGATAACTATTTCAGCTTTCTTATTAAGAAAAGGATTCTCAATGCTCCATCTAAATGCCTCGTCAATTTCTTGTGTAGAACATAGAGTAGAAAAGATGGTGGAATATGACTTAGCGTGAACACTTTCCATAAAAGCAATGTTAGTAATTACTGCTTCTTCATGAGGTGTCCTGGCATCTGGCATCAAGCTCATTGCACCAACGGTACCCTGGATTGTATCAAGAAGTGTTAACCCTGTAAAGACTTTTTTGGTCACTTCCTTTTCGTGCTCTGTTAGGGCGGCCCAGGACTGTACATCATTAGCTACAGGAACCTTCTCAGGAAGCCAGAAGTTGGCTGTAAGCCTATTCCATACATCTAGGTCAATTGGATCTTCAATTCTGTTCCAGTTAATTGGCTTTACAACATGCATGATACGCACTCCTCTACGTCAGTTCCTTCTAGTGCAAGCTGTCTAATACGAATGTAATAGATAGTCTTGATACCCTTCTTCCATGCATAAATCTGAGCACGGTTTACATCTCTAGTAGTTGCTGTGTCCTTAAAGAATAGTGTTAAGGATAGCCCCTGGTCTACGTGCTGAGTTGCAGCCGCATAGGTGTCAATGATCTTGTCTGGACCAATCTCATACGCATCCTCAAAGTATTCGAGGTTATCGTTGTCAAGATAGGGTGCGGGGTAGTATACACGCCCCAACTTGCCCTCTTTACGAATCTCAATCTTAGAAGCAATGGGGTGAATTGAGCTAGTGCTGTTGTTAATGTAGCTAATTGATCCCGTTGGCGGTACGGCCTGGAGATTCTGATTGTACAATCCATACTTCATTACAGACTTCTTAAGCTTTTCCCAATCAGCCTGAGTAGGAATATCAATATTTGCATCTTTAAATAATTTAGCAACCTTCTTTGTGGCTGGCTTCCACTCTGATAAGGTGTACTTATCGAAATACTCACCACTTGCATACTTAGAGTTTTCGAAGTTGTCGAATGGATCTCCGGTCTTTTTGGCCATTTCATTAGAAGCTTTAATTGCGTGATAAACAATGGCATAGAAATACATATTGGTAAAGTCAACGCCTTCCTCTGAACCATAGTGAATTCTTTCCTTGCCCAGGTAACCATGAAGATTCATCTGACCAAGACCAATGGCTCTAGACTTTCTGTTACCCTCCGCAATTGACATAACAGATTCAATATAGCTAATGTCTGCCACCGATGTCAAGGCTTTAATTGCCACTTCCACAGTCTTTCCAAAGTTTGGTGACTCCATAGCCTTAGCGATGTTTAGGGAGCCAAGGTTACAAGAGATGTCTTTACCAATCTCGTTGTAACTTAGGTCTGCATTGTATGTTGTAGGTGTATTTACCTGCAAAATTTCAGAACAAAGGTTTGACATATTGATTCTACCCTCAATTGGGTTAGCCTCATTTACTGTGTCTTCATAAACAATATAAGGATACCCCGACTCAAACTGCAGCTCGGCAATAGTTTGGAATAGGTGACGTGCATTAATTTTCTTTTTACGAATGTTAGCATTGTCAACCATATCCTGATAGTGCTCAGTAATCGAAAGATCTGACATTGGAACACCATATGTAGCGTGAACGTCATAAGGTGAAAAAAGATACATGTCTTCATTGTTCTTAGCTAGCTCCAGTGTAATATCTGGAACCACAACACCAAGGCTAAGGGTTTTGATTCTTACCTTCTCGTCTGCATTCTCTCGCTTTGTGTCAAGGAACTGCATGATATCGGGGTGATGGGCATTAAGATACACTGCCCCTGCACCCTGACGGGCACCAAGCTGATTAGCGTAAGAGAAGCTGTCTTCTAATAGTTTCATCACTGGCAAAACACCCGAAGACTGGTTTTCAATCTTCTTGATGGGTGCACCATATTCTCTTAGGTTGGTTAGGTTAAGAGCTACGCCCCCGCCTCGCTTCGACAACTGCAGCGAAGAATTGATGCCGCGTGAGATCGACTCCATGTTATCTTCAATGCGAAGCAGGAAGCAAGATACAAACTCGCCCCTCTGCTTCTTGCCCGCGTTAAGGAAGGTTGGCGTAGCTGGCTGAAATCGCCCAGTAATGATCTCTTCTACGAGATCCTGAGCAAGCTTTTTGTCACCCTTAGCAAGCATAAGAGCATTCATACATACCCGATCTTCAAATCGCTCAAGGTATCTTTCCCCGTCAAACGTCTTTAATGCATAGCTAGTGTAAAATTTGTATGCCCCAAGAAATGTGGGGAATCTAAACTTGTGTGCATATGCCTGCTTAAACAAAGACTTAATAAAAGAAAAGTCATACAGGTCTAGAAGTTCTTGTTCATAATATTCGTTCTCTACAAGATAGTCAATCTTTTCTTCAAGGCTGTGAAAGAAAACAGTATTAAGGTTGACATGGTCTAAGAAGTAATGCTTAGCCGCCAACTTGTCTTTGTCGAATTGAATCTTTTTTTCCTCATCATAGAGGTTGAGCATCGCATTGTACTCGTGATAACTATAGTTCTTGTCCATAAAGCAGCTGTAACCTTTCTTTTATTTTGTTTACGTCATCTTGTGTGCCAAATACCTCTACCCTGGCAATGACTGGCACACCTGTCTTTGCACTAATTAAATCTGCGGCCTTGCAATAATGCTCACCAAAGTTTGTATTACCAAAACCCACAACCCCCCTAAGTAAATTACGATTTTCTTTTACGTTTAAAAAAGATCGTACTTGTCTGGGGATTGCTGCTCTTCCTTCGCCACCGCCGTAAGTAGGCACCAAAAGGACAAAAGGCTGATCAACGGTAATAGTACTACTACCCCGATCAATAGGAATCCTAATAGCTTCATTTGCTTCTAATCTTTCTACGAATTTTTTAGTGTTGCCTGAGTAGTTAGAAAAGTAGACAATGTCAATGGGTAACAACAATTATACTCTCCCTTTACACAAAATCTAGTGGCAAAACCTTGGAATAAACCCAACATTTAGATCATCTTAAATTGATCAAGATAATCTCGCACGTCGTCCGTCATCTCTTTGGGCTTATAGTTTATCACATTATCGGGTAGGTCTGCAAGGTCACGCTTTGGTCTGTCCCTAAAGGTATGAATCTCTACCTCGCCAAAATTATCACGAGGTGTGTAAGAGATGGCACCGAACACAGCACCGCACACAGCATCTGCCAAGTCTTTAGACTTCTTACGAGGGTGGTCTACCCTATTATTTTTCATAATTTTAAGCTGTGTAAGCTCGTCAAACAGTAACTCGATCGAAGGCATGACTAGCCTGTCTTCATAAATAAGCATAGCCATATCCTCGTAATGCTTTTTGGCTACAGAAACTGTTTCTGTTCTAATTCCAACAGACTTTAATTCATTTTGAATATCAAATGACTGCCAGCGGTCAAAGCTGACCATGCCTAGATCAAAGCCCAGCCTTCTTAGGTTTTGAATCCATTGCTTTACTTCTGATAGATTTACTGGCCCCTCTACCTTTGGCTCCCAGTATGCCACCGCATCCACCACCACAATAGGAACTACCTGGTTGTAGTCTTTAAGAACCTGCATCTCCACCCACTTGTCAACGTGAGCTATTGCTACAGCACATTTGTCGTGCTGCTGAGCCAAGTCAGCATGAACAAAATATTTTGTTTCTGAGTCTGGCTTAAAGCTCTCGTCAAATCTTCTAAAGTTATCTAGGGGATTACGCATGGTCATTGCATCTCTCACTTTTTCATGCTGCTTAAAGAATGCATCTGAAGCATAGGTGGGAACACAGGCAAACCTCATCATCGCATCACCCATGTCTGTAAAGAAAGCTAATTTAAAATCATCAATAGAACGTGTAGGATTGACTTCCCAGGTGGGTCTCTTGAGAGCAAAGGTGTTGGGATATTTGTAAGAAATGATATGATCTTCATCCCAACTAATGTCTAATGAGTTACCCGGAGAGTCCTCTGCCAGATCTGGATTCATTATATAAGTATGATCTCTGGTGATCACTTCTTTTTCCAAAATACAATCTTCGTATTTGCTTGAAATAAAATCACCAGGATACCTTGGGAAGGACAGTAGAGCTACCTTGCCAAGATCGGGAAATCGAGAGTCTACGGTACCACGGAATGCTTTGTAAATATTGTCTGCTGTTTTACCTTGCTCATTTCCAGTACCCACCTCATTAGCAAAACCAGAAATCTCATCTAGAACGGCAACTAAAAGGTTGAGACCCTCATGAGATTCACGTTCTGAGTGACCAGAATAAACAGTGATAGATTTATCAAATTCAATCGAGTCCATTTTGGCATAGTATCTGCCAGCAAACCAGGGGGACTTTTCAATCTTAGTCTTTAATCCCTTAAAGAAAACGTTTTTAGCCTGCTGGGCGTTGATAGCTACGTTGATAATGTCAATGGCGTCACCAGATGGTTTACCATAATATCTTGCTGGATCTTTTAAGCAGAGTAGCTTATAGACAATAAAAGCTACAGCTACTGTGGAAACGTAATCTTTACCGCTACCCTTGCCAAGCTGTAGAATGATTTCATTTTTAGTATATTTTTTATAATACTGAGATCCTTCTTCAAAACCTTCTAGTTGAATCAAATCTTCCTTTTTGTAGATTTGACTCATAGCCCGAACAATGTCATACTGAATATCCGATAGTGGTGGCTGATTAAGAAAATCTTCTCCCTGAACGAATGTCTTAACATCTACAGGAGTTTCTTCAAACGGACTGTCTTGCAGTACCTCAAGAAACTCATCAAACATCGTGGACCACCGTAATGGTTTCACCATCCTTGGCTACTTCAGAAAGTCTAGCCATAATTTTGTCTCTAATTTCTGGATGCTCACTAGCAATATCCATAAGAATTTGCTTTAAGATATCCTGCTTGCGTTCAATCTCCATCATTTCTTCGGCCAGCTCTTTATTCTCTAGCAAACCAGCTTTTTGAAGCATCTCAATACGTTTGGACTCGATGTCCATTACCAGCTTGATAGCACCAGACTTAGATCTAAGATCTCCATTAGTATCTGCATCATCAATAACCTCATAAGATTTAGAGATTAATCTACTGTAATGTTCGTCAGCAGCGGTCAGTGCTTCTCTAGCTCTAGATCGAATTGCATCATTCGCTGATGCCATCTGTTTCCACTCAGTTAAGTATTCGACGACCTGTTTGCGTGGAATGCTTAGCTCTTTAGATATCTTGGTGGGATCACTTCCCTTAAGATATTCTCCAACAACCTTGTTTACTTTATCTAGATGCTGAACAAGCTCAGTTTCAGGATTTGTTGACACGCTTAGCCCTCTTACCCTTCTGAGGAATTCTTTTTACCCTGTCCCGCTTGAAGGCACGAAACTGTTGAGGCTTACCCCTAAACATTTGAAAGCAGTCTACCCAGGTTGCACCATTAGCAGGGTTTGTGGTAACTCCCCTAAACATAAACTTGGTACCGTACTCACCCTTAATCTTTATTAGATCTCCAGCATTGATGGCGAAACCATCTGCCTCCATATAAGGCTCCATGGTAAAGGGGCTTTCTTTGGCGGGTACTTTTTTACGACTACGCAATTTTACTCCTTGGCATGTGGTTTAGTTTCATGTAGTGAATTACCTGATACTCTATTATACATGCTCTCGTAGTGGAAGTCAATAAGATTGTCTACCCCTGTGTAGGATAGTGCACTCCTTAGCCCGTTGCTAAAATCATTAAGAATATCGACTACGCTACCCACAAAAGGAACCCTAGTTGAGATACCCTCTACCCCAGATACGGCCCCCCTACCAGCCTCCTGTGCCTCCCTAGACGCCATTCCACGGAAGATCTTGTGCCCATCTACAACCTCTCCGGGAGACTCTTCTGTGCCAGCAAGCATTCTTCCGATCATCACAGCGTGGGCACCAGCAGCCAAAGCTTTGGCGGCATCTCCAGAATTACGAATTCCACCGTCTGCAATCAGGCTTGGCCCCTCCTCATAAGAAACCCTATCCCTAATATCTAAAATGGAAGCTAGGGTAGGCACACCATGAGCACTGACAACTCGTGTGGTGCAAGCAGAACCCCCACCAATACCAACTCGAATAGAGTCTGCTCCAGCATCGCCAAGCCTGGCAAAGCCATCCCATGTAGCGACGTTACCCGCCATGATGTGAACCTCTTCGCCTACCTCTTTGCGGAGAGACCTTACTGCTTCAATAGCATTTTCGTTGTGGCCATTAGCAACATCTATTAAAATTAGGTTTGCTCCAGCGGACAAAAGCTTTTTCGCATCCTCCAGAAAGGAGTTACGAGCTCCGATAGACCCCCCAATATTAATCGATCCTGGCTGCCCCCTAGACATTCTTACCATTGTGGCTTGCTCGTCTATGGTCATGTATCTATGCAGAATTCCCATACCGCCAGCCCTGTCCATTGACTCTACCATTTGCCACTCGCAAACGGTATCCATAGGAGCAGCAATCACTGGAAGTTTAAATTCTAGATTGTTTTTTAGATTAACAGAAAGAGAAACGTTCTTTCTGCTTCCAACATCTGAGTGTTGAGGCACCAGCAAAATATCATCAAAGGACAATTGCTCCTTGTTACTATACTCTTTCATCTCTCTCCTTAGCGATTAAAAGCAATACTAAATACCCTACGAGGTCAAAGATTGTGTCGTCTCCTGGATACTCGTGACCTCTTTGTACCCTGGAAAGTTTGTCATCAATGCGGACATATAGCTGCTCGATTGTTTCTGTTTTAGAAAAAATCCTTACGGGCTCGAGGGCCGAGTCTCCGTATGCCCTGTTCTTGTCGATCAGCATCTTCTCGATGCCTCGCATAACTTCTGTAATCTTATTCTCTGTTTGTTTGCTCATCAGTTGGTACTACCCCTAGTCTCTTCCAACACTTAATGCAGTTAATATATGTCATGCCAGTGAATGGGCACGATGCTTCGTGAGACTCTTCGTGCTTGCAGGTGAGCCTTACGAATTGCATCTTTGCTACCTTGGCAAAATGTTTAATAACTCTCAACGCTTTGATTTCCTTAATCCAAATTTGTCTAAATATATATAAATTGTTTTTAAACTTACTCCACACTCTGTTGCAATTTCTTGAGGAGTTTTACGTTCGAGCTGATACCTCTTACGCAACCAATTTTCATTTAAGTATAGTTTAGCAGCCACCATGACCTCCTGTCAATTTAGCTTGTCCCAATTATGCAAAGCATAGTGCCCAATTCCAATGGCATCAGCAACATCATTGTCTAAAATAAACTTGTCATATTGTATCTCAACAAAATGTATAGTCCTTTGCTTACGCCATTCTCTTTCTTGAGCCTTGTACCAAGAATCACTTTTGCCAGGAGTCTCATCTCTAATCATTTTCTTTTCTTCTTTGCTCAGCCTGCCATTGCCAATAAAGGTTTGCCAAGCAATAGGGTTGATAGATTTAATTTTCTTTACCCCCGCTACGCTCATAGCCCCCAGCATTGCTCCCTGCACTAAGGCAAGATCTGCTGCAGTTTTTGGACTATTGATAAAAACAGTGTGTTCAATGACAATCGCGTCTGGAACTCCATAAGAGTCGAAGAAAGCTTGTGTCTTAGCTGCTGCATCAGCGACTTTTTCATAGGTACTGGCTCCTCTAAATTCAATTTTTCCCATAGCCTCTAGGTCATTACGATTGAATGATGCAAATGCCAGGCTGTTTGTGCTGGCATCAATTGCACATATACTTGCAGGTTTAGGATTGATCTGATTGATCTTTACCATCAGCCATCCCCTTAATTTCTTTTAATGTTCTGTTTACTTCTTTGGGATTTATTAAGCAGCTGTGACAAAGTACATCATCATTGTATGCAGATAACTTCTTGCCGCACTGCTTGCACTTTCTGTTTTGCGACATCATTTTATGACGACGAGTAATAGCGTATCTGTCAGCGATCTTTTCTTTTGTCGCTTCTTCTCGACATTGCGGTGTGCAATATATCTGATAAGATACTTTAGATTGAAATGCGGCATCACACCATTGACAGTGCTTCATCGATAGGCTCCAGCGAGTTAATTTTAATTTCTCCCTCACCAGCCTGATCGCAAACTGCCCGAAGAGGACATGTCTTGCAAATCTTTGAATTAGATCGATAGTTTTTGGTTGGCATGGTTTTGTCTTCCCACGCTTTCCTAACTGTCCTCATCCATTCAAATGTCTGATCTACCCACTTAATATAATAATCATTTACCTCGACAGGTATCGCCAAGAGTTCATGATTATTCTTGTTCTCATATAGTATAACACCTCTAGGCTTTTTAAGTATTTTCATATAGATAAGAAGCTGAACCAAATGCCCTAGCTTTGCTTTTCTGCTTTTCTTTCTATACTCAAAGCCTTCTTGCATAGCTGTCTTAATCTCAATAAGGAGCTCTTCGCCCTCCCACTCGACAATTGAATCACCGTATCCAAAAATTGGAGGGTCTTCGTGAGTAATCTTAAACTCTGACTTCACCATAATTCCAGCATCTTCAATGGCTTGCTGAATACGCTCGTGAGACTTTGTGCCATTGGTCATGTTGGCACCTGCAAATGGATCTGCATAGTCTTCGAAGGTACCACCCTCAAAAGCTAGGTACCAATAGCGTGGACATTCTCCGTGACCGTAAGCAATTGTAGAAGGGGCAAAGGTTTTCTTTTGCTGATGCCGTGGCCCACGCTTGGCAATATATCCAGAGTTAATCTTTTCCACAAGGCCACTAAGACCGTTATTCTTGGGAGACTGGCTACCCATAACTTGTTGCAATAAGTTTTTTGACATATTTATTTACCGAGTAATATACTTGAGAGCTGAGACTAAATTGTTTACTGCCTCTGCTGCTGTATAGTATAAGTTCTTTTTCGGCCTATCTCCTTTATCTACATTTGCCATCCAGGTTGCTCTTAGAGAAAGCTTTGCTGCAATTGCTTGCAGTCTAACTATTTCCATGGTAGCTACCTGAATAGGAATATCTGGCTTTACGATTAGCTTAGATATCATTACTAGTGCATGATTAAGCTCTTCGTCTTCCATATATTCATTTATCTCAGCTAGACCATTAACAAGATCAATGGTTGTTCTGTTTTCTGTCATACTATTATAGCACTTTCTCAGGTCCAGCGATTTCTCGCTTCTCTTTAACAGTTACACTACTAGCCCCCGGAAGCCAGGGAAGGAGAACTTGATACAATTCTTCAAGCAATACGACATCCTGAATCTGATACCGCTTCATCTCTTTCCAGGCCTTATCGTTTCCTGCCATACAATCAATCCAAAGATCGAATCCTGAATGCTTTACCTTGGCCCCTACCCCCAAAGCCTGAGCGACATAGTCAAGCTTGTTAGAGGGAAACTTAAAGTTAGCCTTTACAACACTCATTAGGTCAAGGTCTTTTACTACAGATGGTGGGGTCATTCCGTTTTCAAGAAACTCCCTTTTGATATGCTTGTGGTCAAATGCTGCTGAGTTCCAGCCAACAAGTGCATCTGCTTCTTCCATCATGGCATGTAGCTCTTCCAGCATAGCTTTCTTGCCATCATGGTGGACGGACTTGAAGGTAACCTTTTTCTTACCCTGCCACTTTGCACCAAAGCACATCATCTCTGTAGGCTTAATTATTTGATTGATACCAATATTCTGGTCCCAAAGTCCCCATGTATATACCTGCATTGGGGTTGTTTCAATATCCAACATTAGGATTTTCATTTGTTATCTCTCTCTTCTAACATTTGTTCTAGCAGCGACAACTCAATGACAGCTAGTCTTGTTTTTTGTGTTTCTCCTATAACTACAACTATAGCAGGATCTGCATTAGACTTCAAGGCATCGGTCACTGCCTTTGCCCATACTTCTTTATTTAGGGTAAAGCTTTTGCCAACTTCTTTAAAATCGATTACGAAATCATGCCAGGAGGCATCTCCCTTTTTGGTGTTACGGCCACTGTTTTTGTGTAGCTTTGCACCAATTCTTTTACCCTCAGATTTCTCTGTCATAGTCTCTTTTCTTTTTCTTTCTAGTCTCTAAGCTAACCTTAGTCATGTGATTATCAGCACAGACCCAGGTCATCTCTTTAGATGCAAAATAATATCTCATATTTGGAACATCTTTTTTGCATGTATGACATACGAACTTGCCTTTATATACGTTGTAGCGATCAGCCATTTAGCTGCTCCCTTAACATGTTTTCCATTTCTACATCTTCACGAACCTTGCTGATGAATCCCTCTCTGCCCTGCACCTTGTTGCCATCTGGCAGTAAATACCAGGCTCCAGTGCGAGAAACAATTCCAGCAAGCTCTGCTGTGTCAACCAGATCTGCAATTTCATCTAGACCTACCTGGTCGCCACGGAAATAGAAGTCATACTCTCCGGCTTGAAATCCTGGAGATGTTTTGGAAAACTGTAGCTGCCAGTTAATTTTGCGACCAATCTTTTCTTCGATTAACTTATCGCCTACGGCAATCTTTCCTTTAATAGCCTGGTTGTCAGACTCTGAAGAAAACAGCTTGATAATGGTTGAAGAATAAAACTTGGTTGATTGACCTCCAGATGGTTGCTGGCTTGTATACATCGCATTAATATTATTTCTTGACTGAGAAATAAGCAAAAGCAAAGTAGGCTTGACTTTGTTATTAGCATAGTTAATCATCTTCCAGGCATTACTAAAGTCTCTAGACTCAGCACCAATTTGCTTGGTATTTTCTAGTTGCTTAAGGTCTTCTGTGCCCTTGTCAAAGTAGATTGCGGGTAAAAGCGATGTAATACTATCTACTACAATTAGGTCTACCCCAGCCTCCATCAAGGCGACGGTAACATCTACCATTTCGTTAATTGTACGAGCCTGAGAGTAGATTAGCTGTTCTGGATCTACCCCCAACCCAACAGCCCACTCTTCTGAATAAGACATCTCTGCATCGATCCAAGCACACAACTTTCCGTCTTTCTGTGCCATGCCAATTGTTTGAAGACATAGAGAAGACTTAGCACTTGATTTGCTGCCCCAGACCAAAACCTGCCTACCATAAGGAAGGCCTCCATCGAGAGCTCTGTTTAATCCGAAACTTGGTGTGGGCTGTTTTTCAATGGTCACCCCGACACCATTGGCCAAGCTCTTCCTAATTTTTGGATCTAGCTGAGACATAGCCTCTTCTAATGTTACTGTCAAAACCGTACACCGTGCCTTTCTGGTCTCTCCTTGTTAAACTCCACTTTGTTGTAGAGTGCATCATCTAGTGAAATATCTGTATAACCATTCTCCACTAAGCCTTCGTATAAGTCAAGTGTGCGAATGAGGATGTCTGCCATTTCATCGACTACTTCTGCCGACCCCTTGTCCTTACGAATAGCCTCCATTACTTCCACAGCTTCTGACACAATCATCATGAGCTGCTTAGTAACAAAAATATCATCCACCTCTTCTGGCCAAAAGCCTTTAGCTACTGCAACCTCATGCAGGTCTTTGGCAAGGTTGTCAAGATAATATGTCATCTAGTATCACTGTCCCATCTTTTGTTTTTCCTAGTTTTAGTTTGTATGCATTGCCTTCTTTAATCTTCATGTAAGCTGAGGCAAACGCTGTTGGAAATACCACAACGGGATGAAGATCTCTAGAGGCATCTGCCAATGTGAGAGTCGCCATCTTTTTTCCAGACTTGGTAATTCTTGGCTTGAAAGAAACAACAAACATCTCCTCATCTGCAAATGGCAATTGTTTATAGTTTAAGAATTTGATTAGTGCGTTATCTGAATTTCTTGCCTCGTCAGCAGGAATAGCAGCAACAATCCTGTTATCACTAGCCAGAAGTATATAGGTCTTGCCGCTCTCAATGCTTGTTTGCTCTTCATCAAAGATGCCAACCGAACCTGTCTTGTCCAAAATTTCAATTCGAGACCACCCCTTTCCTCTCTTGATAGCCTTTACCATACCCATTAAGACAAATGATCCCTTTTCTTCAAACTCATCTACCTCGGAAATGAAGGCATAGTAGTGTGAAGGAACAGTAATATTAAACTCTGGCAAGTTTAAATACTCATAAAGGTTTTGCCTAATCTCCTCATCATTACGAGGATTGTCGGGAAATGTTGCGGCACCTACGGTTCTAAGAGCCTGTAGCGAGCGTGTGTTGACTCCTGTGCCCTTTCTAGAGGTAAACTCTTCCAGCTCTGCATAAGAGCTAAAAGGTCTAGCCTCAATATACTTGGAAGCAATGTTGTCTGAAATGAATTTTATTCCAGATAATCCAAACCTAATGCCTTTGCCTTCAATTTTAAAGTCCATATCTGAATCGTTAACGTGAGGTAGTCTAATAGGAATGTTCATACGCTTAGCCTCGATGAGATAATCGGTACGAGTGTCCTTATCTTTTTCATTCTTAAGCAATGCAAACATAAACTCGATAGGATAGTAATACTTCAACCAAGCCGTCCAGTATGACAATGTAGAATATGCTACAGCGTGAGACTTGTTAAACGAGTACCCCGCGTGAGCCTCGAAGTCATGCCAGAGCTCTTTGGCTGCATTGGGAGTCATGTATCTTGAAGCACCCTCTACGAACTTTTCCTTAAAGACATCAAACTCTTTAGCGTCCTTCTTCTTACCAATAATCTTACGTACCTTATCTGCCTCTACCATTGTCATGCCGCCCAGGTTCACACAGGATTGCATAACCTGTTCCTGATACAGGATGCATCCAAATGTTTCAGAAGTAAACTCTTTCATTACTTCGTGGTGATACGTAATTTTTTGACGACTATGCTTTCTCTCAATATAATCTTTCCCAATTGTATTCATTGCACCTGGCCTAACCAAGGCATTAGAGGCAGCCAACTCTGCAAAGTTCTTTACCCCCATCTTAATCAAAAGATTGGTATACGGTGTTGCTTCACACTGGAACACACCCTTGGTATAACCACTAGAAAGCATTTCGTATACTTTGGAGTCATTCATATCAATATCTAAAAGGTTGATTGATCTCTTGTGTCTTTCTTCTACGATATCGAGCACGTCTTTCAGAACGCTTAAAGTTTTAAGGCCCAAAGCGTCAATCTTAATAAGACCAATCCGCTCTGCTTCTTCCATGTCTACTGCAACGACTGGAATTCTGTCACCGGATCCCGGAGAGTTTCTAGTTTCCATTGGTGCGTGCCTGAAGATAGGCTCTTTACTTGTAACAACTCCAGCAGCGTGAATACCAGTTCCTCTGATTCTTCCACGAAGCTGCTCGCCATACTCTAGAACCTCTGGGTACTTCTCACGAAACCAAGATGTTTGACGAGAAGTGCAATATTCATCCCAAGTGTCAACCATTTTGAGAACTTTGTTTACATCAGTCAGCGGTATGTGTAATACCCTGGCGATGTCTCTAACAACACCCTTATCTTTAAACTGTAAGAAGGTTGCGATAGAAGCCACATGTCGATATTGTTTAACCAAATAATCTTTTACTTCTTCACGACGAGTGTCTTGAATATCGGTATCAATATCTGGAAAATCATTACGATCAGGGTTAATAAACCTGAAAAACAACAGACCGTGTTCAATGGGATCAATGTCTGTAATGCCAAGAGAATAGCACAGAAGAGAGCCAGCAGAAGAGCCTCGACCTGGTCCAACGACAATCCCCTGCTTCTTAGCCCAGTTAATCATATTGCGTACAACCAAGAAGTATGGCCCAAAATTCTTAGACTTAATAATCTCTAGCTCTTCTTCAAGCCTTTGAATATATTCTTCGCTGTCGTACACACCACGCTGTTTTAGCCCTTCTATGGCTAGATTGGTTAACTCTTCATTCGGATTTTGATACTGAGCGGGTAGCAAGTCTAGATGATCCTGAATTCTATACTTTTTAACTTTATCTGCAATCTCAAGCGAGTTAGAGTAAATGTCTTCTCTATCGATACCCTGAGAGCTCATCTGAGTACGCATCTCTTCATCAGAAAGTAGGTGAATATCGAAATTGTCAAAGCTAATCTGTCTCTCGCCATAAAGATAGTTTAGCCTGTCTTTAAGGTTGTCAAACTTTTTAGACTTTTCAAAGGTTGCATCTTTTTGAATCTTATTGCTATAAGTATTAAGAATTAGCTTAAGTTCTTGAATGTCTTTTTGACCTACGTCAGCATGGTGACAATCTGGAGTTACGACAGGCTTAACTCCAAATTCATCAGCTAATTCCAGTAGCTGCAGATTCATCTCTGCTGGATTGTGTGGCATTACTTCAATGTAATAGTCTTCTCCAAAAACATTCTTGTGCCATTCAATCTGTCGCTTGGCCTCGCCCAACTCTCCCGCTTCAATTGCCTTAGCAATTGTTCCGCTTAGACAGCCAGATGTAACAATAATGCCCTCTTTGTATTTTTCAAGAACCTCATAGTCGATACGAGGCTTCTTGTAAAAACCTTCTGTCCAAGCAATTTCGTTAAGCTTGTTTAGATTTTCTAGACCCTTCTGGTTCTTGGCTAGGAGGACTATATGGTTATAGACTAGGTCCAGAGGACCCTCTCTACTATCCCGATCTCTTTGATCGAACCGATCTTCGGTTATATAGCCCTCCACACCAAGTATTGGCTTGATGCCTTTCTCTACGGCAGCCCTATGCATCTCTCTGTGTCCAGAAAGAGAACCGTGGTCTGTAATCGCTAGAGCGGTCATTCCCAGTTCAGCTGCTCGATCTACATACTCTTGTGGGGTAGCGACACCGTCAAAGAGTGAGTAGTGAGTGTGAACATGCAAGCCAACGTATGACATACTACCGCTTACCAGTCGAGGTTAGAGGTAGTGGTGGCTGCGGCAGGTTGGTCAAAGCCTAGGTAAAAGGCCTCCTGCTCTGCATAAGGAATCTTGTTGAGTGCCATTTCAATTGGGAATGGCTCAACAGACTTCCAGTCGTAAGGCTCCGTATCTGGAGCCGAGGGAATCAAAGTGTAGCTGGTCTCAGTACCCTGACCAGTTCTCTTTAGCTTCCATTCCATGTTGGAAATGCTTCCAGTCTCAATGGCGTATTCACGAATTGTGTTGAATACAGACATCTTGCTTACGCCCATAGACCAAATAGCGACATAGGGGTCTTCTAGTCCATCGTCTACTAAAACATTGCAGTAGAAGCGAAGACGTCCACGCCATCCAGCCTTGGGATCCTTGCGGTGCATTTCCTCTGCCCAGTCTCGACCCTCAGTCTCCATAGTGTCAACTGCCCTGCGACGAAAGTCTTTAGGGTTAGTGTGCTCTTTTACGACTAGAGCTAAACCACGATCTTCTGAGTAGTTTGCAGAATCTTCATCGAGCTCTTCGATAAATCGAATTCTGACTGACTGTCCATCGGCAAGCTTTAGCCAGCGTACCTTTGGCTTGTTTTCATCGTATTTTGGTTTGTCGAGCAGGGCATTAATGTTTGCGAGTCCCTTTGTTACGCTCATATTTTTCTCCTTATTATTTATTGTGTGTATTAGCTTAGCATAGCTGCAATGGATTTGTCAAAGCTAAACTCTAACGATGTAATAGCTTCGTCCTCCATTTCGCCAATATCTTTATATTTTTTATCTAGTGTTATTACGGAAACACGAGACCCTAGTCTTTCGACCACTCTCTCTTTCATGTTCCCGCCTGCTTCGTCATTGTCTGCAATAACATAAATGTTATTAAAGTATTTACGAAGAAGTTCTATTTGGATGTTTGACACATTAGCTCCCAATGTTGCTACCGCTGGAAATCCAACTTGATCTAGGCGAATAGCGTCAAAAGAAGACTCTACTACATATACCTTACTAGAATTTTTTACCCTGTGCAAGTTAAAAAGCACTTTACTTTTGGGTAGCTTTGGTGTGTTCTTAAACTCTTTGCCCTCAATGGATCGCCCCACAAAACCTACGGCTACACCATCTGGAGAATGCACAGGTATAGTAACCATATCTCTGTTAGTAGAGTATCCTAGGCCAAACTTTTTAATCGAGGACTCTGTAATCCGACGACCGTTGTAGTACGTCATAGCCTTTGCCGAGTCTGTAGCTTGCCTGTTAAGTCTCTGAATAAGCAATTCATCAAAGGGTACATAGTCGGGCTTTTCCGTTAACTTGTTGGCAACTTCCTGAGCGATGCTTCCCTCTTGTTCTTTGCTTTTGATGTACCTGGCTGCCTCAAAATAGCTACGATTAGAGACATGCATAATAAACTCATAGGGGTCTGCAACCTCATGACAGGAAAAGCAATAAAAGAAACCACTATACTTATCTATTTCACCGGCGGGGGTTCTGTGATTGCCGTGGTAGGGGCAGAAAATTATATAGTCTGTATCTACTTCTCCTTCGATATCGACCCCGACACCGATGAGCATTCTCTTTGTTTGCTCTGGTGATAGTACAGCACGCGATTTTTGTATATTCCTATTATCCAATTGCTTTTTTTCTTTCCTACGTATACTCCGTATATTGATAATTCAAATTCAAAATAGTTTTTTGTGTAATTATATGATAGCGTATAATCTGTTTCAATATCAAATTTTGGTACATACCCAGCCATTCTCATCTGTGTCAAAACTAGTTTTACATATTCCGTTTTAAGTCTTGGAAGGTCGGCATCGTTATGTATCTTACCATCTAGTCCAAATTTTTTAATAGGTTTATGGTGTATTTTTTCCATAACCAATTATACCTACATATCTTCAAGATCCTTATACTTGTACCAGCCCTTGTCAAAGTCTACCTGGACCATAAACTCTCCCATGAACCCATTACGATTCTTTCGGAAGACACACTCGATAACATCACTATTGCTACCTCGACCAAGTGCAAGCACCCAGTCGGCATCGTAAGCAATTTGGCGAGACCAGGCAGTTTGACCAAGGGTAGGAACTGTTTCTAGCTTGGTAACGTCATCTGGAGTTGCTGAGGATATAGCCATGATTGGCACCTCCTCTGAAATAGCCATAAGTTTGAGTTCACGAGACAGGTTCTTCATGCGTACCGTCTCGTTGTCTGACTTTTGGTTGGGACTCATAAGCTGAAGATAGTCAACGATTACAAAGTCTGGCTTATACTGGTCAATCTTTCCTCGCAAAACCGAAGGAGTAATCTCGCCGCCAGTGTCATTAGAGATAATCTTAAACTCTGGCTTGCCCTCTATCTTACCTTTATGCCAACGCTTTAAGTCTTCTAGATCTACCTCACCGTTGCTAAGCTTGCGATGAGAGAATAGACCCTCCCCCATAATTGTAAAAGCACGATTACGAACCTCTGTCTCTGACATCTCAAGGCTGATTACCATTGGCGATCTGCCCTGCTTCCAAGCTTGTACTGCAAAGTACAGCGATAGCCAAGACTTACCAATTCCAGGATATGCCAAAAAGACACCTAGCTGACCAGGCATAATTCCAGAAGGAAGGTAGTTGTCAAATCCAGGTAAGCCAGTTTTAATTCCTAAAGCACCAGACTCTTGCTGCTCCTTAAGCTTTTGAAAATATGCTACGGCAGAATCAATATCCGTTGCATCAATATCTCTAATTGCAGAGGTATTCTTTTTAAGCTCTGATGTTTTTGTAATAAGGCCTTCTAGAACATCTGCCCCCATGCCAAGCTGAACATCTGTGGCTGCTTCCCTTAGGATATCTTTAAGGCTATCGTTAAGATACTCTGTCTGCAGCTCCTCCAGGTGATGTTTGGTTGACCCTATTCCATCAACAAGTGTGAAGTCTCTAAATTTTTCCACCACCAAAGATGGAGGGGGAGCGATACCATTCTTTTCAAAATAGTTACGAATAAATTCCCAGATGTCTCCGTGTGTTCGCATGATGCCGTCAACATTTGCTTGAAGAAGTACGTGCACCTGCTTGTCTTCTAGTACTGCAGATATAACCTTGGACTCTGTATTATTCACTCAACCATTCCTTTGCCATTTTGCGACGCTCTGCTCGTTCCCTCTTGTCTTGCTCAAGCTGCCTCTTTGCCTGCACTATGGCGTCTGCATAGTTGGCAAAATATTTCCAGCTTGGTGTATGTGCTGTCTCAAAGTAATAATCTAAAAGATCGTAGCACATCGGCAGCGAATAAGACTCCACAAGATTATCTGCGGCCCACTGCTCTTTGTTTAAATTGTGATCTGGCCTAGACCCATAGCGTACTGTGTGTAACTTAGCATAGCGACTGAGCAAAGCCATTCGGTCTTTGCGATCTGCCACTACTCCTCCACTTCGGTCTTGGCTTCCTGAATTTTCTCAATAAGCTTTTGTTCTACAAAACCGTAGACCCTGTTAAAAGCTTCATCTACGTGCTCTTCATTACGCAGGCTATCCTCTACACCAATATCGATGCGTAAGGATTGAAAGTTACCCAGATTTAAAGTGTAGCCTAGTGCTACATTAACCTTAGTCTCTTTATTTTCCATCTCTCATACCTCTCTAAATAGACTCTGTCCAAGTTGGAACAAAGTCACCATTTGCCGTTCTCATATATGTAAGGATACCATCCCCCATACGCCTTGTCAACTCTTGTTTTGTGGGGGTCATGTCGTTTGTAATTAGACCATCTTTTCTTGGTCTGCCCTTGTGAAACGTTGCCAGGATGTCTCTGATCTCATGAACCATTGATTCAGAGTAGTAAGATCTAATACGAAAGGCGGTTTTTCCATCTTTCGTTGCACCAATGGGATATGGAATTTTGCCAGACTGCATAAGTCTGGGCAAATATTTTCTATGCCTGTTCACTAGCTCAGCGGTTTCCTTTACGGTGTAAGCCTTTTCTCGATTCTTTTTAAAATCGGAAACAAAGCAACTTTCTATTCTATCTTTGTTAATGTTGTATAGAGAAATTATTCCATTAGATTTACTAATGTGATGTTTTCTTACAAGATCTCCATTAAGAAACCAAACACTTTTATTGCCGACAATTGGTGGCTCAGAATTGTATCTCTCTCTATCCACGTCGCTCCCTAAACTGGAATGCCGACAGCAAGAAGGTTTATTCCTACCGATGCCACACCGATAGTGTTAAAACGTACGACTCCCTCAACACGATTCGTTGTAATCTTCGTCAGCATTACATTAACATCTTTTCCGGACTCTGTCGCTGCATCTCCAATTAAGATAGGAGTTGCTGTAATTACAGGAACAAATGCGAAATCTTCAAAATTATATGAAAAAGAAGTTTCGGAATCGGAAGAGGTGCTTGTGTTATTGTTAACAACTAAGTATCCACCAACAACTCTTGCATCTGATGTTTTTACTCTTTGAGTACCTGCAGAAACAGTGTCAATACTGGTGTATCTGCTGGATGTAGAAGAGACTTGTTTAGACAGATCATTAACCGCTTCCGCTAACTGATAGATATAAGACAAGTCTAGCGGCTGGCCTCTGGCTGGTGTCGGTACTCTGGTCATTTTTTTCTCCTATAATAGTATAGCATTAAGTTGCCGGGTCTGGTAGCGGTGGTTCAATGTTAACATCTTCAATCTTATACACTAAAAGCTCGGAATTGCCTCTGCTTCTATTTGTTGATCTAACATAAATTTCTACAGAAAGATGTGTGGGCTCCGAATCAACGGTTGTTCCGTTACTTAAAGTATAAGAAGATGGAACAATAAAACCCTGGATATTTCCGTCAAATCTTTCTGCGGGAAGGTAAAGCCTTTCCTCCTCTTCTTGGGTCCAACTAACATATAGGTCGTATCTAGACTCTGCCTTAATCTCTAAAGCACTTACTCTGTCTTTTACAAAAATTGGATCCCAGACAACATTTACATAAGGACCTTGACGAATAACGCCAACAGCATCTAATGCTAGGCCTCCTGGCCTTTCAAAAACATAGTTTGGTCTTACATAAAAATTAGGTGAGTAAGCAGAAAACCTGTTCCTATCTTCAGAAACAATTCGATATCTAACAATATATCCGAATCCTCCATCATCAAAAACTGTTAAGGGGGGCAATTGATCTTCTGATAAAATCGCTTTTTGTGGACCTCGAATTGTCATTAAGCAATTTCCAATCCAAATCTAAATTCTATAAGATTTGAGGTGTTTGATTCTTTAACTACAGGAAAACCGTTTGCTGTTTTTATTAGCGAATATCCGGTTAATCCGTAAAGAGGGCTTTGGGAGGTGGTGTTTTCAAATCTTATACCGTCCAAAGAAATATAAAAATTAGGGGATGGCACAGAGCTCGCAAATTCGAGCACTGTTGAGTATATTCTTACGGAGTTAACAGCATTCCAGGTAAAACCAGGACTTTTGATTAGCTCTGAAAGTTTTTTCTTAATTACAAAGTATCTGTTTCCTGCAAAGTCGATTCCTGAAGAACCCTGAGTTAGATCAACTTCAAACCTGGCAAAGTTTGCTGGTTGAGCAATGTCTGCCTCGGAGAACTCAATAAGGAGTCGTACCACCTGAGGGTCTTCTGCCTGAGTTTCATCTTTGCTCAGAAGGGAGAAGGCTAGCCTAATTTCATCATCTGCTGATGTCGGGTCTAGATTAACGCTAATACCATTATAGTGAATATGAGAAGCATTATAATTTGAGTCGCCCGTAAAAATTTCCAACTCTCCTGTTGTTACGTTGTTGACAAGATGAGACATGTCTCCTCTTAAAAACAATGCTCTATTTAAAAATCTTGGTCTTTCCTGAAGGGTTTGTCTAATAGGACCACTAAAAACAGTATTGTTTGAGTTTGTTCTGAAGACTACTAGATCATTGCCGAATTCATCTTCAGGATTAATTACACCACCTTCTTGATCTCCATTAAGTGGTTCCACTATAAGTGGGATAGAGGCCGCAGTATTTTCAGTGTGATACTCCCAATTTTCAGATTCTGAAAAAGAATAAAGAATTTTGCTTTCTAGACTACCAGCAACGGGATTTGTTCTTCCTGGATAAACCCCTACCTCACTAATCTCATATCTTTGATCTGTAGGAATTTCTGCAGCAAAAACAATCTGAGGATTTCCCGACTCATCATACACATATCCACGACTACTAATAGGCATTCTTAAAACTTCAAAATCTAAACTTTCTTTGTCTGAAAAGTTTGGAAAAGTTTCGCCAACAGCCAGTGGCTTGGGACCTACGCCAATTGCAATATATGAAGCGTACGATTGTGCCTGTCCAACAAGGTATTTGGACAAAATGTTTCTTCCAGTATCTGTAATCATAAAAATCTCCTAATATATTGTATCATTTTCCAAATCAGACAAGGAGAGAATTTCTATATCTACCTTTTCGTTGTTGGTTAGATTGGTTACATCGACCACGACGTCTCCGTTTTCTGGATTACTATACACGATGTCTCTATAGGGTGCAAGATCTTTATCTATAGCATTTCTTGCTTCGGACAGCGTTCCAAGGCACGCGATTACGGTGTCATTATATCTGTTTAAAACTGGAAACCCAGTACAGCCATTTGAGTTTTCGGTTCCGACATAAAACAAAGCTGGCCCTGTTCCGTTTCTTGGAATCCTTGGAGCAAGAGGAATGGAAAAATTGTCGAAAAAATCAGAAAGATTTCCCGAAACCCTGAAAATGTTTCTACTATTATATTCTTGAGCAAGCAACCCGAGATTTGCAATAATATTATATCTAACATTTTGACCGTTCAGAATATCATTACGAGAAATGTTTATAATTTCTCTGCCGCCAAGATTTTCAAAAAGAAGATCCGTCATAATATCTACTGGAAGGCTGTCTTCATCAAAGATAATTAGATCGGGGTCTGCTTCTTGTGTTCCTCGATAGACATCGTCCGGCGTTCTATACTCCGGTACGTCTGGAACTGGTTCTACCGCTGGTTTGTTGAAATCAGATACCATCGCTCACCTCACTTAAAAACAATTCCATACTGGGACCGCTAGAATCTTTAGAATACGAAATGCTATAGATCACGAACTTGTCCTCTGGATTAGAAACTTCATAAAAATTATTTTTATTAAGATAATCAATTTGCACGATATCCCCCAACTGAAGAGTTGGCATTGGAAAAATTCTTACTCCAACAGACTTTCTGGGTTTCATAATTTTATCAGTTAACCAATCCATCAATCTTTCTGCATGTGCTTGAGTTTGAATGTAAGGTGCCTCTACAGAAAAGTCTTTTTTACCTTCGCTAATTCTGGTCAACTTAATATCCTGATATTCTTTTTTAGCATCTACTGGAGATTCCACAAATGAGTTCGAGATAAATTTAGGATCTGCAAAGTTAGATTTTTTTTGAAAGTACTGGTCAACAGTGAGCTCATGATTTGCTTGTTGAGTAAAGGTAACCCCTTGAATTCTTAAATAGTTGCCGCTAGAAGAATCCAGACTTAACGCTGTATCTGTATGATTAAATATTAAAAACTCTGCCCCGTAAGCCCCAGCCAAAAATCCGGACACTGTGTAGCCTTTAATCCTATTGACTGTTGGAGATATCTGAGCGGCTAGAGCTGGATACGCCTTATTGTATCTAATATCGAAGTAGGAAGCTTCTCTCATAATGGTGCCGAACTCTTCATAATAAATATTGTATTTAGGTGGTTCGGATGAGCTTATCCCTCTTAAATATGATGATTGGATAAATCCACTAACAACATACTTTCGGAAGGCATTATTTGCAGTCAAGTCTTCCACTCCAAAAATGGATTCTCTTAGTTGATTTGCCAGCCCTTCTTCTCTTGGAAGATCAAATGTCGTGTTTTGGCTATAGTTTTCTGAAAGTGCGTAGACATTTTCAAACATAATCTTTGCATTACCTCTGACAAAAAGAGACATGTTGTTGTATATTGGTAAAGGATTTTCATCATCTACAATTCCTACTATCTGATTGTTTAAGTACAAATAGAATCTTCTAATGTTATCCACATCTTCATATTCAACAGCTAAGTCATAAACGGTAGTAGTGTCTTCGTTTGTCATTCTTGACTGCCCCACGAAGCTTCCATCATCTACGTTTATTTCTGCGATACCGCCAAACAATCTTTTAGGAATTGCTTTTTCAACATCATTGGTTGCATTTGCGTTTCTATCTACTCTATAAAAATAAACATTATAGATTTCTCCATCAACCGTGTATGCTGATAAATTGTTTTCAGTCAATGCGGCTATTTCAAAGTAATACCCAGCATTTGTTTCTGGATTGACCATTACAGCCAGCCCACCAGATCCACCAGAAATTGAAGAAGACTGACCCGTTTCTGTTTGTTCTGGAATATAATAAACAGAACTTCCGTCTGGGGTCTGCCCCCTAGTCTCACTGTTTTCTATTCTGCCAATAATTCTAGCTCTTGTCCCAAAATGCTTAAATCGACCGTCTAGGGGTTTATAAACGTATGACAAAAAGTTTTTTGGATCTTCTGAGGTATTGACCGTATTACCTTTCATTACCAAAGCTGAGGCTTGCAGGCTTCCTGGGTAGTATGGGTCTTTTGAAACCTCTTCTGTATAAGTATCACTAAAAATATTTTTTATTAATCCGGTTACCGAAGTATTTTGAACTACACTATTTTCAATTCCCGCTTTTCCAACTACAGAGTCTGGTGCTTTTTCAATAAGTATCAAAGAGTTAAAAATTATCCTTCCCGCTGAAAGATTGATATTTTCTGAAAACTCGGTATTTGGCGACTCAAGAGAATTACTTATGGTTACTCTGTTATTTCCAGAGTCAATAGAAACAATTTGCGTATTTTCTGGAACGATGTTGTCGTTAGGATCTGAAAAAGAATTTTTAATGTAGAGGCCGACCTCTAGATCTGCGGTGTCCTGAACTTCGATAACTGCATTGCTTCCATTAGATATTAAGGTGCAATTGTTAAGTTCTACTATTTCTACAAAATCCTCATCCGAAACTGCAGAGATTGTTTTATCTAATGTGATCGTATTATCATCAACATCTACCGAAATAATTCTGGTGTTTTCCGGTATTAGATTAATGTTAGTTTCCTGATCCTCTTCCAAAAAAGAAAAAGATGGATTAAAGAATTTTTCTACATAATCTCCTACACGAGCAGTGGTTGCATCGGCAACTTCAATTACAGCGTTTTCGTCGTTAGAAATTAAGGAGCTTCTCGTATAAACTAGTCTTCTGATTGACTCGTCAAAAATGTATTTAGATTCCATAGAGCATCCCCGAATGTTGTCTCTATCTGTCCAATAGCTAGATACCCCTGCCTGATGCTCTACGACATTTGTTCCAAACTGAGCTCTTCCATGTTTGGCGACAGGGCCATTTACCATCCTTGTTTGCCCACCTACGATCTCGTAGTTTGGTTCCGCATAGATTCTTACTAATCCAGTTGGGTACATTTTTCCATTAAAAGGAATTTTAGCAAAATATTTCTGATACTCTTCAACACTTGAAATCCACACATTGTCATCTATTACGTTAGGGTCTTCTCTTTCTATAGCACTAATGCCTGGAATATTATATTGTACGGCATCATACTTTATCATTTCTCCATTTGCATAAAAGTACCCTTCGTATCGAGCGATCCAGTAGACTCCGTCGCCAAAATCAATTGTATTGTTTGCTAAACGATGATTAATAACCGATGGTACCCTTGTGCTTAAATTTGAGTTTAAGGGTATTGCCGATAAAACATATGAAGATTGATTGGATCCCTCTTCGTTTACAGATTTTGTTGCTTCCGTACCGCTAACCTCCCAAAGCAATGCTGGCTTATAGATCCAAGTTTTGTCTTTATCTAACAAAGATGCCTGTCTAATTGAACTATAAGATCTTTGAATAGCTCTTGTTTGATACTTGATTACTCCGTCATTAAAAACCTGATTGTTTCTAAATGAAATATCTACAATGTTAGCTAGCTTACTTTTTGTCTTTTCATTTTTTAAAACATCAGTTTGCTGAAAATCTACAGAACCTCTAAGGGTAATATCTGAAGGTCTTTCGTTATTGGTAGGCAAATAATAGTCTCTACTCATTACGACAAGATTATTGAACTCGTCAAAGAACATTGCCGATTGTGTAGAGACTGCAATATTGTTTAATACCTCTGCTACCGAAATATCTGGCGGAACATAAAAATGAGGAATGATCTCTTCATCCTCATTGCGAAGTCTTTGAAAAGTATAGTTGCTAAATCCAACAGAGTCTAACAATAACGAAACAGCATAACTAAGTGATGCATTTTGTATTAAGATCTGTGGAGCCATAATTGATTCCATGTAGAAAAACAAGTCTCTAAGCTGAAGCGAAATATTTTTTTGATCTGACTGAATAGTTGGGAAGCCTTCTGAATACATTGTTTTAATAGGTACAAAATAAGAATTATTATTTACCTCTTCAATAACTTCATAAATTTTAATTTGAATATTTTGATCAGTATAATCTTTTATGATGCTGTTAGTATTTTCTGGAAAGAATGCTTGTTCTGTGTCAAAGATGTCCAGGGATCCAACTGACGCTAAAAGTTGTCCAACTGGTAGTCCGGCATTGCCTAAATCTGAAGCAGTTTTTGTAATGTTAAAAGTTCTAACCATGTTTGAAATATTAGAAGAAAGTCTGGGAGAAAGTTCTATTAAATCAAAAGTTGAATCAAAGACATTCATTGTTTCCACAACAACTCTTAAACCGTAAATGTATTCAAACTCTCTGTATCTGGTTAGCCCGTTGGATAAATCTCTAAATGCTGGAGGATTGGTGAGCTCTGTTACAAAACCTGTATCTGATCCAAGCTCTTCTATTAATGTCCATCCGTACTCTGCATTAAAGGTTACAAATACTCCTTGAGTTTTTTGAGAGTTATTACGAACGACATAAACAATTCCTGCATCGTCTGTGTTTTCTCTAATTAAGTAAGCGGTATTATTTGGAAGACTAATTGGAGATGGTAACAAGCTTGCAGAAGAATACTCTTTTACCAATTCAAATCCTGGCTTATAAGCCGGAGGAATAATAAGTCCATAAACAAGCTCCACATATCCATCTGGACCAATTACTGAAGACCCATCAGATCTTTCAGAGTTTTCATCAAACGAAGCAATGTCTACCCAGTTTCTAGAAATATCCATTTTTTGAATTTTCCAACTCACGGGAGTTGCTTGATTTTCTTCTCCGAAGAATGGGTCCGATACAAGGTTGTCATCTTTAACAAAAGGTCCTAAATCAATATTGCCGACATGAGTCTGCATTTTTACTACTACTCTGTTTGCTGGTACAGGATCTTTGTAAACTACGAATGGTGCAGCATCCTGAATGAAGTTTTGACCATTTAAATTATTGTTTGCAATACCTCGCTCTACCCCGTTTTCTTTTCTGTAAGAGGTCCAATACTTAAAATTATCTAATTTATCAGACATGTAATATCTTGGTCTGCTGACCATGTCAATATTTGAAAAATGAGTATATCTGTTTTCAAACCATCTCAACTTATTAATACCAGAACGTGGACGAAATCTGCCGAAACAATCTTCTAAAGAATAAAGCATTCTTTCTTTTTCCTGATCAGAAGCGAAAGCTGTGGGGATTTCGTTATCTTCTAATCCGCCATCAATCAATATGTCTGCGTCAGTAGCATCTGTATAAAACCTGTTTGTTTCGTCTAGCGTGCTAAAGGATTGAGCAATAAAATTATACTCTGGAAAGTCTGGATCATTTGGACGGTATCGATAATTACCAGCATAAAAAATATTTTTTGACATGTTCATATTCCACTCTGCGACAATTGCAGAACGGCTTTTGATTCTGGATGATGTCTCTAAGTGCTCCTGTAGCTCTTCATTAACAAACATTAAACCTCTTCCAAGCTAAAACTAATATTCCAAAAGTCAAAATTAGAACCGCCTCTTTTTTCAACAGAATAGTCAAATGAGGAAAAGAAAACCTCTACCACTTCAGAATATTCTGACAACCTGTTTCTATCTCCATCCAAATCTTTATAATTGTCGTACGATAAAAAAGCCCAAAAAGATCCTGTATAAGTCTCATACCAATCAAGTATCTCTACACCGCCTACACCGCCGTCCGAAGTGTATTGTTGATCTTGGTAATAAGGTGATCCAAAAGGACTTACTGGCCTAGTGGTGCCCTCTATTACAGTTGTTTCTACAAGATTTGTTACGCTACCGGGACTTGCTTGGAGAGCATCTTGAAAATTAGGTTGAACAGAAAATCCTCTAGAAGGAAGCATTTCCCAGCTTACAGAGATGTCAAGCTTGTCTGCAATATGATAAGATCTCATTCTTCCATTGACAGTTCTTTCTCTACGTTCAAGTCTGTTTATAGCAAAATTAATTGGTCCTCGATTATCATCAGAAAGAATAATAAAATCTTCAAATTCATTACCTTCTGGAATTCTTTTGCCTTGTGAAATATAGCCAGAATTATTTGCTAGCAAAATACCCTGAGGTCTGGCATAGGCTTTTCTTCCAACCATGTAGCTTAGTTCTGCCATTATAGCCTATTGCTCCTAATTCTTTGCGAATCGACTCGCTTAATATTATTCATAACTGTTTTAGCAATTTGATCTGGATTGGCTTCAGACCTTACGTTAACATTAATTGCGTAGTTATTACTATTATACATGACACCGCTCTTTTGTGCATCCACATTGTTTCTGTAAGAGGTCGAAGAGGAGCTACCGTTTTCAAACGTTGGCATCATAAAGCTTTCTCTTGGTAACTTGGCACTATTAATCACTGCCATCAGGCCGTCACCATATTTTTCTACAGCTTCTTTTCTAATAACAAATTCTCCTGGAGTTAAAAGAGTTTTTACTTTATCGTAGTTTCCAGAACCAGAAACTTTTCTGCTCATTGGCAAACCTCTATACCCCCCACCGTTATTAAAGCCAGCAACAGCACCACCAGTGTTGTAGCTACCAATCAATCCTCCAGCATTGGTCTGAGTCTCATAAACTGTTATGATTTTTCTGGTAATGGTAACTTCGGGTTTAAAGTTATTAAATTGTCTCTTTACCTCGTTTATAAATGCTGTTGCAGACTCTCGCCCTTCTAAATAAAACATAAAGGAAATTCCGTTAATAAGACCTCTTACGATTGTGGGTAGGCTCCTGAAGTAAGTCTCAATTATCTTAAACAATCTAATAGAGGAAAGACCTGCCTGAAGGAAGAGTAGAGGAAGTCGAACACCAATGGCTCCTCTAATAGATGGCAAAGAAGGCATCTCTGTTAGATACCGCGTAATCTTAGCAAGCACAAGGGGGGCGTTATTTCCTAGTGCCTCAAAGGCGGCAACTAAATCTCCTTCAATACTGGGCTTCGCTTTACCGGGTAGCTTATCAAAGAATCCTGTAATTGGATTTAGACGACCTGGGGCCTCTCTACCCAGACTACTAAGATGGTCCGGCAAAATTTTACCAGTTGCTTCGCTAGAAGAATTAACCAAGTCTGTTGTAAAGAATCGAGAAAGTGGAGTAAAGTAAGAAGGAGACTCGTCGCCAGTTCTACGTAGAGGATTCCTGATACCAGAATTAATTCCCTCTTGAGCCTGAGAGGCTAGGGGACCTTTGAGATAATTGGGTATGCCAGATAGGTTTTCGGGAGTTCTTGAACCCAAAGTTCTAAAGTTATTTCCTACGCCCCCAACAATGGGCTGATTAGTTCTTTCTGGTAGAGTTCTAAAATGATTATCTACCCCAGCAAGCAGCATTGGGATATCACTATTAAGCTTGGTTATTTCTCCTCTAATCGGTCCGAGTGCACCACCTGCTGGAGATCCTGAGCCACGCATAGCACTTGAGGAGGGGCTACCAAATCCTGGCAGAGAAAGTCCCGGCAAAGAAAACCCGGCTGTTTGAGGTTCTGGCAGTCGATCGTAATCAATTTTTCCATCTGAGGTTCTGGGAACTTGTGGTCTTGAGGAAGCTGAAGTTTCTTCTACTGGTGAGCCAGATCCTCTATTTTTTGAACCTGGGCCCCAAAGAGGGGTGGTTAACCAATCGAGAGCTTTCTCTGTCCAGCTTGGTTCGTCCTTACCATCAAACCTGGTGAATAGTGGTTTAATTGCATCATACGTTGGGCCTTGCCCCACATCAAACCCGATTCTTGGTTCTAAGTCGGTTCTTCTGTTACCGTCTTCATCTTTTGGTTGGAATATTGAAAAATCTGTAAATAATTTATCAAACCATTGTGGAGTAGCGTCTTCTTCCTGTTCTCTTTGCTGAGCTTCCCAGCGAGCCATGTCGAGAGACTCTTGCCTTCTAAACTTTGCCCTTGAGTCATCGACTGAAAGTTTTTTGTCTTTTTCCTCTTCTGTTCCTCCGCCTGGACCATCTTTAGAACCCAGCAGTCCATCGTCTGCTTCTGGCAAGTCATCTTCTTCTTCGCCCATTCTCTTAACATTTTGGAAAATGTCAACATGTTTTTCTGTGGGGAAGTTGTCCCAATAATCGACAATGTCTGTAACAACATCTAAAGCATCTTCCATTGACTTAATAAACTTGTCAGTACTAATTCTGGCAAGGTCAACGTTATTCTTTACTCTCTCCCATTCTTCTCTTGTTTTACCCAAAACAGTAAGGCCCTCAATGAGGTCCTGCTTTTGCCTATTAAGAATATCCAGTTGTCTTTGAGCAGGTTCAATTCTTTGTTCTTCAATTTCAAAAATTGTTCGATTAAGTCTTTCAATTTCTTTTTCTATTTCTAGCCTACTTCTACCGCTTGCATCAACTAGGGCAGCTAACTCTTTTTCTCTAACAATGTCTAATTGTTTTTCTTGCTTAGCCTGACTTGCTTGAGCTCTTTGTTTTCTAGATTCTTGAACAGCCTTTGCGGCAGCTGCAATATCTCCACGAGACAACGCTTCAGCAATGTCTAGTTGAGACTTTTGTTGATCTGAAATTGTTTTATTAATGTCTTTAACTTTTTCAAGTGCTTCTGTTCTAAGATCATACTTTTCGTTAATTTCTTCTTCTTGCCAAGAAATTCTTTCAAGTGACGCTTGAAGATCGTCCAAACCTCCAGCACTATTTCTGATGTCGGCAATTTCTCTTTCCGCATCTTTAATGGCTTCTAAGAAAGGCTCTTCTTTAACAGCAAAATCTAGCTCAATTTCTTTTTCTTTTACAGAAAAAGCTTCCATGGCATTATTAAATCCATCATTAAAAACGTCTACCAAACCATCAAAGGTTAACTTCTTGATTTTAAGATCTAGGTCTGCCTGGTTTTCTGCATTTTTTAAAGCTTGTCTTAGAGTCTTTGGATCTACTTCTGGATTCATAACAAGAGTTTGAAGATCTTTGTCGTTTAATATAGCTTCTTTTTGTGCTTCGCTTAAAGACTTTGCATTCTTTTGTATAAAGCTTGCCACCCCACGCAAATCTCCAACTTCTTCATTTTTTCTAGCAAGAGCTTGTGCTGCCTGGTATGCTCTGGAAACCTCTGTAGCTTTTTCCATAAGCCTGATAGACTCTTTAATCTTTGAATTGTCTTGCTCTCTAGCTATTGCTGCTGCAAATGCTTTATTCTTTACCGCTTCGTATGCTTGAGCATTGCTTAAACCAGCAGCAGTAAGTTTACGATGTGCAACTATTTGATCATTTAATCCAGCTAATACAGCCTGCTGTTCATTGTGGAATTCTCCTAATGCAACGGCATTCATTGCTCTTTGCATATTGCCTAATGTCTTTGTAATACCTGTAATGTTCCCAGCTTCGTCAAATGTAAATAGTTGATTCTTTCTTCTTTCGTACTCTTCGGCTGGCATACCGGCGATGACATCGATAAGATTTTCGCCTAGCCCCATGCCACGCATTCTTTGTTTTAGGCCATCAAACACATCGATGTCTTTGCCGTCTCCGAAAAGCTCTTCTAGTTTATCCCTAGATGCTTCCCATCCTTTTGTCATATCGATAGTAGCGAGTCTTACATCTCTTAGTTTTTTGATAATGTCATCTAGCTCAGAAGCCTGTGGTCCTCCGCCTCCTCCACCGCCGGTGTCGGTTTCCTCATCAAAATCGGAGGCCGCCCCCTCGGCCATAGCACCTCTAACCAGCCTATCTGCCCGAGAAACATCAAACTCTCCTCGTGTTGCATCTGACCCCTCCTCTGCACGAAAAGCCGCTAACTCATCTGGATCACCATCAACATTGTAAAGCTTTGTAAACGACTCTATAAACTCTATTTTCATAGAATCTGGAAGGGCATCAAATTCATCAGCATAATCCATCAAAGCTTCTCTCGCTTCTGGATCATCGAAAACGTTAGAGAAAACGTCTATGCTTAAGCTACCCTCGTTTTGAGCTGCAATATTTCTAATTTCATTTAATTGACCAGATAACCGTGAAGCTGCATTTGGATCATTTAAATAATAATCCAAAACTATCTGCATATTGGCTACGTTACCAATTTCTTGAATTTCCTGGAATAAGTCTAGATACTTGGTAGCTTCCGCTCCTGATGGAGCTGCGTCTACTGTAGCTAAGAATTTTGTTTGTTGTTCTGTTATTGGGTTTCCCTCATTGTCAACAAACATACTCATTAATGAAAGAGCCCTATTGCCTTCAGCCTGACCAAGTTTGGCAAGCAGGTTAACGCCAACGTCAATCGTGTCGTCATCTAAATTAAGAAGACTTGAAAGAGCTCCTGGACTTAAGTCTCCAGAAAGAAGAGACATCTTTAATTGTATTTCTTTTTCGGAATCTGCAAAGAAGTTAAAGTCGAGTCCCTCGATTTGTTGGACCAGAGAATCTAATTGGGCCTGCATCAATGGTTGATCTTCGTAAAGTGAAGAAAGCTGTTTTGAAAGACTATCGGAAGTAGCTCGTTTTGAAAGAATGTCAAACTCTGAGTAGGTGTCTAAGAATGCCTGAGTCGTTTTTGCATTTTCTTCTAACAGTGCTGCTCGATCTTCTATATATTGATTTTGCAATCTTTCTGCCTCTGCCGTGTCGCCAGCAGCATCTGCAATTTGAATTCTCTTTTCATAGTCAAGTTGCAACGAGTCTAAAAGCTCTTGCTGTTGCTGTAGTGCCATGGCTCCACTAGCGACAAATCCTCCTGTGAGTACACCCAAGTCTTTCATGTACTTTGCTGCGTCTGCTATACCCAAACCAATTCCCGCAACAGCACCAATAGCTGTTCCAATTGGTCCAGCCGCAGTTCCGGCGGCAGCTGTGGCCGCTGTTCGGGCACCAGCCTTTGCAGCTATTTTGGCAATTCCTCCAGCAAGCTGAGTGGCAATCCTATTTCCAATTCCTGTTTGAGTTGCAGCCAACCCTCCAGCTGCTGCCCCAACCCCACCACCAATAGCAACGTTTCCACCTATTCTGCCAGCTGTTCTTGGACCCTGCTCGGAAACAAGCTGACCCATCCTTCTTATATTCTCTCTGCTTTCTTCAACAAGTCTAACTCTAAGCTCGAGGGGATTTTCTAAAAGATCTTCTCCGTCGGGGCCAAACATTGAAAGTAATTCTCCGTTTACCTGAATGCCTAAGTTATAGTCCCCCATCTCTTCTGCCAACTCTGCAACAATGCTTCTGGCTTGACCAGCGGACAATGCACCTGTAGCAATTGCAGTACCCATTTGATTTATAAGAGCTGATCTGACATCCCCCATAGATTGACCACTCTCAAAGGTCTTTCTTAGGTTTTCAACCATTTCCTTTCCAGGATCGCCCTGTAAGAATGTTTCTCCAAAGGTAGACTTGCCAGGCTGAATATTAAGTATCTGACCGGCTTCTTCTCTACGTTTATCCATAATTTCGCCAGCAGAAACATTTCCTGCATTTTCAGCAAACGACTTTATCGCTTTGGAGCCCACGCCAAAAGCCTCTGCCATCTTCATACCCTCTTCGGCCCCCTTGTTAAATGAACTATTCAAGAACCAAAGAGAACCACCCAATGCTCCAAGGGCAGCCACCACAACGCCTATAGGGCTAGTCAACATTGGCAGAGCCATGCTCAAGGCCATGACAGGCCCCATCAAACTACCGGCAACCTCTCCAACTTTTCCTGGTGCCATCGAGCCCATCATTACAGCAGAAGATGCGGCCATGCCAACACCCATCATTCTTCCAGCACCCATCCCACCTCCAGCGGCTGCTCGTGCTGATACTGCTTGCTCTCTAGTAAGTCTTGCCTGTTGACGACGCAAAGCTCTTTCTTTAAGTCTTTCTACAACACTAAGCTTCTTTGTATTTACTTGTTCCTGATTAACAATTCTCGTTTGAGTCTGATTATTTTTCTGCTGCTGCTTAAGCGTAGCCCTGCGTTGTTTTTCAAGATTTTCCTGTTGTTTCCTGGCGGCCCGCATTTCAGGTGTAACGTTTTGAGTACCATACATTCGTTGGTTTTGTTCTCTGCGTAAACGATCAGTCCTTCTTTGCTGAGCAGCGTCTTGCTTTGCTCTTTTCTCAGCTTGTCTTCTAGCGGCTTTTTCTTGTGGTGTTGGCTGTGCCCCACCATATAAACGATCCTTGCTTTGCTGCTCTAGCTTAGCCTTTTCCTTAGCTGTTTGCTGTACCTTTTTCTTTCCACGCTTTAGTTCATTAGCGTATCCATCAACTGTATCTTTTGCAATTCTTTTTGTGCGTTTTGATTCTGAATTAGTCTGAGCACTCTTTGCTGCCTGATCGTTAAAGTCTTTTCTGGCTTGCTGTCTTTGCTCTGTAGCTCTGGAGGAAATTCCACCAGGCGTGTTTGCCATTCTGGTACGAGTCTCGTATGTGCCCGCTCTAGGCGTGGAGCTAGATCCTCGCATTTTATATTTAGGTGGAAGTTTCTTGGGGTCGGCACCTTCGTTAAACCATTTTTGCAATTCTGGATCACTAGAGCCACCAGAAAATCTTCCGATCTTTGGCCCCTGGCTGCCGTCAGCATTGGCGGAAAATACAGAAAGTCCTCCACCCGTTCCGCGAACTACCTTAGCTTCTCCTCGCTCGAGCATTTTCCTAAGCTTGGCGTCTTCCTGCCCTCCGAGAGCTGCCCTTGTGCTTCCTACAGTTGTTGCTTTACGCTGAAGACCTTCTGCCAACAGGCCTCTGCTTCCGCCTTGTTTTCTAGCTTTTTCTAGAACTTCTTCTCTGGCCTCACTAAGAATTGGGTCTGTTACATTTACGCCCCTCTGTCTAGCAAGACTTGATGCCCTGTCTGTAATCTCATCCTCAAAACCCTGAGAAAGTCCAGAAAGATATTCATCTCCAAGCTCAAGACCCATATCTTGGGCGGCTGATTTAGAAGTAGCTAGAAGCTTATTTTTAGTTTGCTTAGAAGAAAAATCAAACTGGTCTGGGGCAATGCCTCCAGATTTTGGCCTTAGATCTTGGTTCATCCATTCAGGAAGGTCCATTGTTAGGTCTGAAAGAACTTCAAAGTTTTGAAGCTGTGCCGCAGAAGTGCCTGGATACATAGCCTGCAATTGACTAAACACGTTAGGATCGTTAGGATCTAGTTGCCCAGTAATGTGAGATCTTTGATAAGGATTTCTACCCCTGTTATATCCGGGAATTGCACCCGCAACCATTGCTTCAATTAAGGGTGCGTACCGCTTAGTCATTTCGGCGGGGATTACTGATTCGCCGGGAGTAAGCATAGCTGGTACAGTATCTTTATTACCGCTTCCTGGTACAGAAACAACGCCCTTGTTGTATCCTTTAACCTTTGCTCCGACTCGTCCACCAGTCCTTGCAGCACCAGGACCAGACATCATCATTAATTTTTGTTTTTCAATTGCTCTAGTGTATGCTGCTGTTAATTTATTTACTGCACCAGCCTCGGCAGTAAATTCTTGAGTTAGTCTTGAATGTGCCTGCTCCAAAGAAGCAGCTATTGCAGCTGACTCAACCTGTTCAGCATTCATGTAGTTTAGCTGCTCTGTCAGATTGTTGCTAGAAGTTCTAGAGGACCCAAAGGCTCTTGCAACAAGCTGGCCAAATTTAACCAGGTTTGCAATACCGTTAGCAACAAGACCAATGACCATAAGTACTGCTGGAGCAACAACACCAAGAACAGCGGTAAGACCTACCACAAAAGTTTTTGCACCATCGCTCAAATTATTAAATTGATCCATTACTCTGGTACCAAATTCAATAATTGGAGTAGCCAGTTTAAGGAAGGCCTCTCCAATTGGAGCTAGGGCCACTTGAATTTCTTCAAGAGCTTTTTTAAATTTATATGCTGGAGATTCTGATACCCTCCCCAGCTCTCTTTCTGCAATAATTGCAAGTTCTTCAGTGCTGTTTGTTGTCAGCTCTAAAATCTTGTTTGCCTGACTACCCTCCTTAACAATGTTTTCAAAAAGAGTAGACATTCTTGCAAACTGAAATTTTCCAAACAATTGCTCAATGGCACGAGACTTATCTAATGGATCTAGCTTGTCTAGTTCTACCGCAAGTACCTGAATTGTTTCTCTAAGATTTCCGGCATTGTCGTTTACGATGCCAAGAATGTCAATTCCAAATCCCGCCATTTTTTCTTTAGCAACTTCGGTAGGATTGATTAATCTAGCAAGCGATGATTTGAGTGCGTTTGCTGACTGGCTAGCATTAATGCCGCCCTCACGCATGGCTGTTAAGAAGAAGGCAAGATCTTCCACATCTCCACCGAGCTGCTTAACAACAGAACCAGCTTTAGGAATGGCCTCGTTAAAATCTTCAATAGAAAGAATTGTTTGGTTTTCAGCTGCGTTTAAGAATGCAATTTTACCAGCAAGCTCTTCAGTTGCCAAACCAAAAGCGTTAGTTAGTGAAATCGTAGTATCTAGTGCATCTTGTTGCTCAATTCCACCTAGAACGGCAAGCCGCGTAGCCTGTGTAACCTGATTGGTTAGATCGGCCCCCATAGCACCCATTTGTGCAACGCTAGCTGCTAGGTCGATAGTATCCTCTACCGCAACACCAAATTTTGTAAACTCGCTAGCTAATTCTTTTACTCCAGCAAGTGCTTCATCAACTTCAGTATCAGTTGTAAACATGTCACCATAAACACGCTTAAATCTAATAGCCTGTTCCTCGAGGTCCATAAAGGTTTTTGCGGCGACGGTGCCAAAGATTGTAAGAGGGATAGTAAAGCCAACCATAAGCTGACGACCAGCCCACTGTGTATTTTTACCCCAGTTAAGAAGGTTGGTAGAGCCTTGACGAATTAGCTGATTAAATAGTTGCTGTTTCTGAGCTGCAATCGCTGTTTGCGTTCCCAGATTTTTCATATCTAGGGTGGTTGGCCTAACAGCAATAGCCTTCATGGCGCCGTCGGCATCACGACCCATCTTGATATATTGAGTCTGTAAATCCTTTACTCTTTCTCTGGCAACCTTAGATATTGTATTAAACTCAGACTTAAAGAGGCTACCAAAACTTTTTGTAGCCCCTCCAGCATACCGAAAGTATTGCCCCATAGAAAGCTTGTTCTTTTCAAGGGCATTAGTAAAAGAATCTGTAGTTGTAGAGATTGTCGTCATTCGAGCAGTAAACCCACGAGTAGCATTAATGCTATTCATAAGGTTTGCCTGCATACGAGCAGACTGATCAGCAGCGGCTTTACCGCTTGCGGCCATAGAGCTATGGAATAGAGAAATCTGCCTTTGCAGGTTTTTAATTTCTGCTAAAGCAGCAGACGTATCAACGCCTATCCGAATGTTGGCATTGGCATCAGCCATTCATCAGAACCCTCTCATGTATTATGGATTAACGATATCGTTAATCGAAGACATGTTGACCCCCGAAGCCTCTTCAACAATTTTATATACGGTTGGCAAATCTAGATTTTCCTCAAGCTGCTCTTTGTTTTCTGCAAGCTCTGGACTGTACTGTCTCATGGCGATTTGCACACACTCCATAAGAATATTCATTGACTTATCATTGCTGTCGGCTACCTCGGCAATCCCTTCAAATTTTTTCATAAATTCACGAAGTAGTGAGATTTTAAGTGGACGCACATTGATTTGTGTACCGTCAATTAGACTAACGGTTTTTTGTTCATTTACAGTAGTTGCCATTTTTTGTGTTTTCCTTTCTAAAGGCACTATTAATTATAACACAATCACTTAACTAATTTTTTCATAATTAAGCCCCAGGCCTATCCCAAAGCCATTCTGTTGAGCCTTAGTACCCTGATAAGATACTATATCATTAGGATCATTGGTTTGTCCACCACTAAATACCCTGGCCTTCATCTCTTCCCATTTATTTTGTTCTGAGTTGCCGCCATTTTTATCCAGATCAACGCCCTGAATTGCTGCCAAAAACTTTTTTTCTTCATAGTCAAGATCTCTTTTAGATCCGAGGGTAGATATAATTTCTGGCATAGACATTGAAGTTTCTAGATCTTCATAGTCTTTCCAAATACCAAGAAGAAAAACTTCTGCCTCAATCTTTGCAAGATCTAGATCATCCCATGTAGATCCACTATCAGTCGCTTGCTCTTTAATTTCCGATTCTTGATTTTTTATTTTAATTCCCGCAGCAATATCTATAATAGAATAAACTGTTGGCATATCTATATTATCTTCCACATCTTCTAAAGTTTTGATAGATGGATAATATTGCTTCATGGCTACTCTTGCACAATCTGCAAGATAAGTCATTGCCTCAAAGTCATCTTCTGCCTTTTTGACAAACTCAAAGGTTTCCATAAACTCTCTAAGATATTTTAGCTTTAAGGGAATAATGTAAAGTTCTGTTCCGTCAACTAGATGTATTGTTGCAGTTTCATAAATTTTAGTAGCCATCTATATATTATAGCAAAACTGCCCAGACAAAATGCCTGGGCAGTTAAGCTATTAAATTATATTAAATTATTATGATACTAGGTTTAGCGTACGGTCTACAATTTTACCGTAAGAAGCACTGTCGTTTGGTAGCAAACGGAAAGAAACTTCGTACATTGTAGGCTCGTCACGCTTAGCGGAAACTGTTACGTTTTCGATTGATAGAGCACGGTAAGCAGCATAAATGCGCTCAATGCCCTGACCGATTTCACAGTCACCAGTACCTGGACCAACAGCTACGAGACCGCGCTCTACGGGACATTCTCCAATGTCACCAGCAGAAAGATTCATAACTGGGTTGCCCTCTGCGAACTCTCCGGAGCCAGCGGTAGCAAGGTCTTCGTCCTTACCAGCAATAGCAAACAGAAGGTTCTCAAGTGTTGACTCAGCAAAGGCAGTGTTAAGGTTAACCTGCATTCCCTGCTTGTAGAGTCGAGCTACGTCAAGTAGCTGATCGACCTGAACCTCACCAAAGTCGGGCTGGAAGACAACTTCCAAACCGTTCATGGTGTATCCAACGTTACGGTATTCGGCGTCATCCTGCAAAGTGTCTTTGTAGGTAACGTCTTCTACAACGTCGGGTAGGTCGGCATCGCTAAGCAGGCTTGCACCGCTAGCTGGCTCATACGTGAAAAGTGCAGCTGCACCAACAATGATGTTTGCACTTGAACCGCGTGAATATGCCATATTTTTCACCTCTTCTTTCGTTTTGAAGTAGTAGGCGCGTTTCCTCGTTATAAGTATAACAGCCGTTTTATAGAATAATTAATTCAGTCTATTGGTGGCACGTTTTGTACTGTTATAGATCTTGGTATATTATTTGTGTTAAATTCTGTAACAATCTTTCTCCAAGAAAGACTGTCTGGCGGTGCCTGATTTGTATTTTCTTCTACGGCCAACCAATTGTTATTAGAATAACTTACCACGTCTAGTAAATCGTATGTGGCTGATGAATTCCACGCCCCAGCCCACACTGCATCTAAAATATTTTTTGTTGTCGGCTTTGCATTATTGAAATCTTGAGCGTGATACTCGTAGTCAACAATAATCTTATTTCCAAAGTAGGTTTTAGCTGTAGCAAAATCAATAATATCTCTGGTCTCTTCTAATTGAAAGACTTTAGTTTCGTGAAAAAAGACTGGATTGAATTCTGTTCCGTTTTCTACTGGCTGATACTTTCCGTTTGAGTTAAGGCTAGCGATTTGCCAAGCATTTACTTCTTGAGCTGATTCGTCTCCACGATCCATAAGATCATAAATTAGCTGTGTTGTTTCAAAAAGTACCGCTGCCTGTTCTGCATCAGAAAGTGAACCATTTTTATAAATATAGTACAGAAGCTGTTCGCACTTACAGTGAGGAAATGATCCCTTACGCATCTTAAACATTCTTTCATAAACAGCAAAAGGCTGATCTTCGCTGGCTGCAGGAAATCCTTCATATAAAGACTGAATGTCTGTTGGTGTAGAGGGAAGAAAAAACATTGGCATACCAAAATAGTTGCCAAGTATCTCTTTTACTTGATAAGCTAAATAATGATTAATCATTACTGCTGGATTGGTTACCGGACTCATGCGATATCTCCTTGTGTCATCCATCTATATCCCACAGACATTCCCGCAGATTTGCCGCCTCGTTTTGCTTTTCCAAAGTTAGCAGAAAATGGAGTTGGGTTATCCAAATTTCTCATAATCCCGCTGTGTCTTAAGAATGATTGCGTAAAGTACTGATTAAAAAATGCATCAAAAACTCTTTCATACCCTCCCTGTACCGCCTCTCCACCAGGATCTACAACAGTTACTGGCTTTCTTGTAAAGATTTTCTCTCCATCTTTTTCAAAAACCAAAACTTCTGATCTTTTAGGTCTGATAACAACTGGAACGCCTTCTTCCATAATTCTTGCTTTATTATAAAATGGAACTTTAGAGCCACTGCTTACGGTCATGGACTGGCGAAAAGTAGAATTAACTGTTAAGCCAGATCCAGCAATGGTTCTGTAATCAATATCAAATAGTCTGGCTGCCGGACTACCTGTTTGATACCATTCATAAACATGGTGCAAGGTCATTGGACTGACTCTTGCGTTAATATCAATATAGTTTTTTAATTCTTCTATAGCCTCTTTGCCTAGACTATCTATCATTGCTGTCTTGCCTGACTCTGCCCCCTGCAAAAATCCCTCTGCATAGCCAATTATATTCTTCATATCTTTTGCAAACTCGTTTGCATGAAAGGTAACCCTTATCAAGAGATGACCCCCTGATTTTCTGATCTTCTCAGAATAACCCTGTAGTGTTCGATTTTTCCAAAAGGATTTACGAATGGCTGTTGGGTTGCTACCTCATAGATTGTGGCCTTGTTTGCCCTGGGGCCAGCTGTTTCAGAATAAATAGTGTCCCCCGAAGCACTTCTAATATTAGTTATTAAGATGCTAGTTAAAGAATTTGAGTCTTCTCTGTCAGAAATTCTGAGGTCTGAACGTATTCTGCCGAGGATCAAAGAGTCTTGAGTTAGGTCTACATTTACAACAAGTTCTTCTTTCGTTTCTGCTCCTGCTGGAGAAAAGTTACCCGCAATTGTTCTATCTAACATCCAGGTCTTAGCAACGCCACCATAAGAACTTTGTTCCATAGTGGGGTGATATATATCAGCTAGCATGGGAAACATGAAGTCTGTGTCTTCACAGGCAACCATTACAGAACTCCGATTGTCCTAATAGACTTGGCATATTTAGAAAGAATTTTATCTACGATCATGTTGCCGGTACCCTCGAAAACTCGATCATCAAACTTGATTTTAAACTGATCTGTATTGTAATCTTTGACGTATCTTTCAACATACTCTAGCTTGTTGCATTTAATATCTTCTACAAGGAGTGTCGCCGCTCTAGAAATTTCTGAGGGTATTCTCTTATAGCCAACTTCAACGTTTAATGTGTAATCAAATGTTTTTGCAAAACCTCTGTATCCAAAATGCATGTCCCAAAGATCTGACATTGCCTGAGGCAGAACAAGATTTGCTCCTTCTGCCCTGTTAATCATTCCGTCATAATCTATAGTAATTGCAGTTTTGTCATCTGTTAGCTTATAACTCATTTCGTAAGAGTCTGGATCTGAAGCATCATAAACTAGGGTATTGTTTTCGTAAAGTTTATTAAGTTTCTTTACATTAGCCCAAAGGGGTAGGTAGTCTGCCCCCAAGCCCACTGTTTGAATAACTTTCTTTTGATAATAAAAACCTTCAATTACAACAGAATCAATTATTGCCCTGGCCAGCTCTTCATGTTGAGTATATTCGGCTACTTCTGTTGATGTGCTGCCAAGAGTATTGGGATCAACATATGGCCTAACTACAGTATAGAAATATTCAGTGCCATCGATTGTTACTCGATATTCGGAGTCGTAGTCTTTGCTAAAAGATATTACAACTTCGGAGCTATTATCTGAGGTAACGTTACCGCTAACTGTTGAGGCATCCGACATATCCAAAACAGAATATCCGTACTCCGTATTTGGATCTGTAACTTCAATGGTTACTTGTGGTGTTGTTGAGGTAAGCCTCAAAATTTCCATACTATGCTCCGTATTCTGAAGCAACCTCTTCTGGCGTAGCCTCTCTTACATGATTACGTGTCAGCCATCTGGCTGCCTGTTCTTTAGAAACAATGTTGTATCCTTTTTCAAGTTTACCAACACCGTTCCAAGAAACATTACGATCAGAATAAAGGGCAACGGTTGCTTTCTTCTGCCCCGCTTTTGCGGTTGGCTTTGCAGGAGTTTTAGCACCTGCAGAACCGATAACATCGGTATCGGTCGCCCCACCAAGCGAAGACTTTTTCTTACCACCAGCACCAGGTTTGTTTGGTGCAGTAATTACTCCTTTGTCTTCTGCCGTCTCGTCAAGTTTAGTCTGTTGTTTTTTTACTGCCTTTTTGTATTTCTCTGCCATCTCTTCTGTAATAACGGCTTCGCCGTCTGCTAGCTTAGCTGTAGAAGTTTCTTTTTTTGATGTCATATAATCTTCCTCCCTCATAATATTATAACAGAATAATTAAGGGGGCAGAGTATAAACCCTGCCCCCTCAATTGTGTGACTTTAAGGATTAGGAGTCTGCTGCTGCATCGGCAAATGCAATAGCGTCTTCTTCCTCCCACTGAATACCGAAACGTACGAATACGGTGTACTCAATAGTGTCTTTCTTTGCAACATACTCACGGTTTACAACGATGTCGCGCTGGAAGCCCCAAATACGGTTTGCGGGGAATGTGAGGTCCACGAAACCATCTGGGTAGTAAGGAACTTCCTGAACGTCGATACCGAGAACACGAGTGGTGCGAGCACCACCAAATGTCTGGCCAACGCCATCGAGGTAATTCTGACGGTTAGCCTGTGTGCTACCTGGAACCTGTCCAGCAATAGCCTCGGCAACTGCATCAGCGAGAGTACCATTGTTCTTTACAATGCCCTGGAATGCATCGGTACCAGCGTAGAACTTAAGGTTGTTCTTAAGTGCGCGGTACTTGCGGGGCATGGCAAGAATAATGTCCTGCATTACGGTTGGAGTCCACTCATCGTTAGTTACAGTTACAACAGACTCGTGGGCGTCGCCACCAGTCTTTTCTCTGTTAACAAACCCATCCATGATGGACAAGAAGTTACCAGTAGAACCGTCACCATTAATGGCTAGATCCTCGATGTCATTTGCAAATGCATTTGTCATCAAACGAACTAGGTGATCTTCTAGAGCTGCACCCTCGATGTTATCTTCGAGTGCCTCTGCAGAAACTTCCCAGTCCAGACGGATCTTTTTAGTGGTTAGTTCAACCTTTGAGAAGGTTGCACCAGTGTTGGTGTAGTCACCAATGCCCTGGCTAGCAGCACGAATAACGCGCTCCCCGACATTGACCTTCTCTAGTTCCATTGTGTTGGCCCGCATAGTTACGCGGCGACCATCCTTGGCGAGAACAGTGCCATCCCAAACATAGTCGATAAAACGACGTGCTTGCTCGGGACGGAGAATACCACTAGCTGCATCACCCGAAGGATTAACTGCGTTTGGGCCAGTAGTAAGACCGAACTCGGCATTAGGAATGTTACCAAGTGTGTCAGCACCAGGGTCTGTAACGCCACCAATTCCACCAGATGCAAAAGCACCTTGGCCTTGGAAATTACCAGGAGTAGTTCCTCCTAGTTCGCCACTTTCACCTGGCTGATTTTTCTTGATCTCTTCCGACATTTGTCACCTCCTAAGTGATTTACTTATCTAAATAAGTCGGCAGTTTTGAGGAAACGACCGCCCCATAGGGATTTTTGAACCATTTCTGGTTCATCCTGCACGATCTCGCCTAGATCGCCAGATTTGCGGAAAGCAGTGTCTTGCTCAACTGCGTCAACACGCTTTCCAAACTCATCAAACTGTCCCTTTGCTTCGGTAACTTCCTGCTTGGTAGCAGCAACTTCTTCCGAAACTCCAGTAATTGATTTCTTTAGAGCATCGACCTCGGCGTGTAGTGCTTTTACGGTCTCTGCTAGATCGCTAAAGGCTGATGTAATAGTATCCTTGATGTCGGCAACTGCATCTACAGCTTCGTCATCAGACTTGGATACTTCAGCAGCTTCTTCGATAACCTCGTCAGCTTTTTCAACTTCCTCGGTCTCAGCGGTTTCAGCTTTTTCAACCTCAACCTCTGCTTCAGCATCGTCTGCCTTTTCAACTTCAGCCTCTACGGCTTCGGCTGGTTCAGCAGCCTCAACGCTTTCAGCTGCGGCATCTGCCTCTGGAGCGACCTCATCTGATTTTTCTACAACCTCTTCGAGGTTAGTGGTTTCATCAGTCATAGGACTTACCTCCTTTTTCATCTCAATTGTATTAATGCCTTTAGCACTATCAATTAAGAGCTTTACCATATCTTGTTTGTCGTCATCGTTCTTCTCAACGAATCCGATATTGTCCATCGCTTTGCCAGATGTAGGACTTTTTTCAGTCTCATTTTCTGACAACATTACGAGGCCACTTTCTTGATCCCAAAATACATTTTCGAGAACTACGTCAACCCCCTCGCCTTTGAGGACGTCAACTCCGTCAACTTTCTCTACCGAAAGAATGCTAGCAAACTGATTTGCAGGAGAGTCTACAAGAGAAAGTTCAACTAAATCATAATCTTTAATGACACGAATCTTGGAATCAGCTTTTTCATCATAGCCGTCGTCCCAGTCGTTCATTTTACCGCCGATAGAAAAACCAGAAAGGGTTCCATCTAAAACCTTTTCCCAAGTGCTTTGAGCACCTTTAGATACATATGCAGAAACGTATACACCACTGTAGAATTTTTTGGTATCGGGATCAAAGTACTTGTCCTCTTTAAAGGAGACCATTTTGCCGACCGCTGTTGGCTGGTGCATTTCACGAATGTTTCCCCGAAATTTTTCAAAAGCTTTTACAGATGCGTCTTGCGTGACAATGTCCATTTGCTTATCTACATTGTCAAGGGTAGCGAAACCAGAGACCGTGCGTCTCTCTTCGTCAACTTTACTGAATGGCATAGAAAGACGAACGCTGTCGCCTTCCGTATCCCAGTGTGCTTTAAACATAGTCATACTATCCTAATTATAGCACCTTTTTGAAAACTTTATAAAAATGTTACTATTCAGAAGATCTGCCTTCTCCTTGGGCATTTCTTCCATTAATTGTTGCAGTGCTATCAGATTGATTGTTTGATCTTTCTGTGTCCCGCTCTCTATCCTGAGCCGAGTTAGCTCTGGCATCTGCGGCTTGCCTTGAGCTCATTTCCATTGGGCTGTCCCCATCCCGTCTTTGTGGCAAACCAAGAACTTCTCTAGCCTCATTTGGCACCATGATCTGATTCTTTACATATCTTTCTAGAATCTGAGACTGTGCAATTTCATCAGTTAGAGTTAGCTCGTTAAACTTAAAGTCTAAAACATCTGTTTTTTCCCGAACAATCTTGTTAAGAATTTTTTCAATACTCTTCTGTGCTGGTCGAGCAACCTGCTCTTTAAACGTTCTGTCCTGAGCCAGTGCAGCAGCAATGTTTGCAGAATCTGATCCACCAATTTTAGATAAAGGAACTTGGTGAGCCATCAAAACGTTGTCTCTGTTTTGTTTTGAATACTCACGGAATGAAGCTTCTTGGATACCGTTTTCGATGGGCTCCATCTTAAACTCTACCTTGTTGCTGTCACTATCTCCTGGCAAAGGAATGTAAAGAGTTCTGTGAGACTGACCTTTAAGATTAGTCTGCAAAAACCTAAACATTTTATCTTCTGCATCTGCTGAAAGCTTTGCACCTTTTAGAGTTACGACATATCTAGGTACTGCTTTGTTGCTAAAGTAGTCAATGTTGTACTGTGATGCTAACTGATCTCCATGTACCGACGAAATTGCAGACATGATGTCTGGAATACCATAGAATGTGTTTAGCGGAGAATATTCTTTAAAATGAATAATTTCGTTTGGCCTTGCATCAGTTGTGATGGGGTTTGCATTCTTTGCCCCAAAGTTTCTAAAGTATACGACCTTTTGTCCGATAATCTGAACGTAGCCATCCTTTAGTCTACGCACACGCATCGTGGTAGCCGGGATGTGACCAAGATATCCAATCTCACCATTAACGGTTCTGCCAACTTCAAGGTAGCCGTTTCCAGTTGCCTGAACATCTGTATAAAATTTCATCATAGTGCTGGTAAAGGAATCATCATCGTTAAGGTTTTCCAACCATTCACGCATCGAGATCTTGAGTCTTTCAATTCTATTTCTTGCTCTTTCTACTGCTTGAGCATCACTATTGGACTCCATTCTCAACATAGTGCTTTTAGCAACTTCGAGGTCATATCCTAGACCAACGATGTTTTCTACTTTGGCATCGATTGCTGCGTGATTAGCAAAAGAAGTGTCGTAGTAGTTTGCCAGCTCATAAAGATTCCAAGGTGGGGTAATCACGTCGAACATTCCGTAGCCATTACGAAAAACCGTTCCTGGATTAATTTCTTTAGATTTTGCCCCATCAGTACCAGATGCTGTAGATAAAGCACTATCCAAATAAGACTCAGAAGGCTCTGCATTTTTAGCAAGACGCGAAGCTCTACGCTTAAAGTTTTGCCCAAGACCATCTAGGGTTTTAATATCGTCCCAAGATTTAACAAACGGATCCTGTCTTTTAAACTCATTTTCATTATCGGCAACTTCGTCGATTTGTGCACCGACTGTCCATTCTTGCTGCATTACCCCTCGTCTCCGTAGGTTTCTAAAGTTTTCTTTGCGGCAATAACAGCACCAAGGTCATTAAGGTTAGGCAACATCCCCTGAGACATTCTGTCTACCTGTTCGCTATGCTCTTCGTCTGAAATTTTTCGTGCATTAGAATAGAATTCTGCTCTACCCTCGGGCTGCCCCCAATACTTAGCGGCATCTTGCAATTCTTTAATTTTATTCTTATCGCCTCTCATTGATTCAATAGAAAGAGCATTGCCGTTTCCATCAGTAAATGCTTTACCGTTTGGTTTAATCCAAACATAAGTTCCTAGATTAGAAAAGTTTTCGTTTACAACTTGAATTTTTGTGTCACCGATTTGACCAGGTGCACGAGGTTTTCCACTATTCATAACCACTAGTATACCACATTATACCGCAGTAACGGTATTTTGTTGCCACCTGTTGTTACGATAAATATTGTATTCGTAATCTTGGAACGTAAAGTTATTATCGCTTTCAGCTACGATCCTGTTAGTCCCTGTATATACTTTGTAGATAGTTTCCCCGTCTAGTTCTTCTCTAAGGATCGCAGATCTAAACAAAAGGCCTCTCCAGGTAAAGCCTTCGTTATCGATATCATTAATAACCTCTCCACCAGCAACTTCCTTACCGGCCCAGTAACCCCAGTCAAGGTCTTCTCCAAGACTATTTCTTACAGAGAACCACTGTCTAAATCCAAACCTCTCATCGTCATCCCTAATTGTTGTTTGATAGTAGCTTATGTTATCAAACCTAATGGGGCTCGTTATCCTCAAGGATCCTACGGTACCGCTGAGATCTAAAAAGTTGGGAAAAGATATTCCAACAACAGACCAAGTCCTGGGATAAAGTATTGGTCTCTTTACCGCTTTGCCATTTGTAAAAAATATAGCTCCCGACTGAATTCTGTTAGTCTGTGCGTTAACTGCATATATTTGACCACGTTGATTTGTTGTGCTATCCCCCAGCAAGAAAAAGTCAATTCTGCCTTCCAAGGTATCTAACTCAAATATTTTTGTAGGAATGTCTGGCATAGTGTCTTCGTCATATCTTAAGAACATCTGCATCGAGCCAATTTTAAAGAAGCTGGCGGCATTTGAGTTAACTGGCATATCTAGAATGTCTGGGTTTGTGTTCCTGTATTCACCTAGCATTTGCATTCCAGTATTAGATGTTTGGTATAAGTATGGTGAGCTACCCTTGTCAATGAGGAACGGGGGGACCCTTCTGTAGCTAAAGTAGCTACCGGCTTTAGTTGCTGGAACGATAGGGGTACCAAACCTTGTGCCAATCTTTTTAGGTTGATCATTAAAAGACTGAGAGGATAGCTGTATAGATCTTATCTTCATTGGCTTAGAGCGTATTCCATCTACCTCAATATCGAAATGAACGTTTATAGAAAGTCTTTCAATATCTATTCCCATTGGGGGATAGATTACGGTACCGTTGACAACCTCATATCTTGTTGTCATCCATTCTGGACCTGGCTTTACGACTCTGCTTTTGTTTAGTTTTTCGGTAGAAGAAAAATAAGAAGTCGTTGCGTTTGAACCTGTTTCTAAATACTGAAAAGAAACATAAGCCTTAAGTAATGAACCATTTGTATTGTACGTTTCTCCGTTAAAACTTTCGGCTCTAGGATACCCAAAGTTTAACTGGATAAAAGAAAGATTTCTTCTGTCTACACCAAAAGCATCGGGCATGTTTTTAGCAAAATATGAAAGAGGTACATAGTCTTCCCAATAAGAATTTGTCTCAATATCTAAATAAAAGTTATCTAATACTCTTTTGGGGACAAGAGTATAAGTTGCCGTGTGCTCTTCTGTGCCTATTGTTACAAAGTCATAAGGATCTCCACCATCAAGGATTAGGGACCAGTAGGCTTCATCGTTTCCAAAGTAGTCTGCTCCTGCATCGTAGACCTGCTCACCAAACAAACCAAAGACGTTTTCGTAGTCTACGGGAACACCCCTGTCGGAAAAAAAGTGTTGTATTTTTCTAAGGTTTCTTCCATTTGAAAAAGCAAACCTTCTAATTTTACCCCTAAAGGTATTGGAAAATTCTTTATTTCCCCCAAGAAAAAGTTTAACACTTTGTCTGTTTCCAAAAAAGCTAGCAATCTCTTGACCACGATCTCTTGTAAATCTATCAATATCTACACCAACTAAGAACCGATCTCCGACCCTTTGGCCTCTGGCCTTGTAGAAAATGTCTTCTTTCATTGTTCCATCTGGCTGCTTAATATTAAAAGTGTAATAAATAATATTTTCTAGTACCCCGTCAAAATCTTCTTGTTTAAGATACACCTCAACATAGTTGGCAGTGGTGTCATTGATTAGCTTAAACAAGATTTCTTTATCAGATGGGTCAGAAATGGTTTCAAAGATGCCGTAGAAAGCTTTTACGGTTTCACCCAGGAAGTTAAGCCTATCAAAATAAAGGTATCCGTTTAAATTCTCTATCTCGTCTTCTTCAGAGGTATAAAGATCTGGAAGTAAAGAAATAAAAGTATCATTTGTATCTACATTAGCATCTGAAAGCAGACCTAGCCACCTTTGCTCTGACAAGTTATTATGAACAACCTTTGGTAATGGATGATCTGGTGGCATTAGGGCATCTTCGTTTTGAACTATGTTTTCAAGAATACCGTTTGACCATGCACTAGAGTTTGGGAAATAATAATTTTTTGTGTACTCAGCAAAGGGGTAGTCTATAACAACGGCATTTGTAGTATCTATGCCCTTAATTGATGTGGGCACTTCTACCGCCTGACCATAAGCCCATCTTCTCTTTGCTACAATGTTTGCAGTCTCATAAGGATATATTGCAACACAATCAATCATTACCTTTGGAATATCCTCATAGGCATAGAAGGCAAGCCAGTCTTGCTCTTTGTTATCAGAAGAGGCTTGTTCTGGAAAAGAATAATTCTGAAGCTCTAGGTTTAGAGACACAACCTCTTCACCGTTAATGATTAAGCTAGAAGACTTTGCCGATAATCTAATATCTACAAGCATTGGTCTTTCCCATTCCATTACGAAATGAGAGCCAACCTGGTTTCCCACCTTAAGCTTTAAGAACGGTCCGTCAGCATACAGACCATCTGCTGAAGATATTGGACCAAAGATTTTCCTAGGTACTGTAGACTTAGATTGAATTTTAATCCAAAACTCTGCGGTATAAGATCTATTTCTTCCCTTTTGGTTCATAAATCCGAAGCCTGGAACAATCAAAGATGGTGAGTTTTCTTTGGGGGTTAACTCTGTACTGTTTGCTGATCCAAAGACTAGCGGCATACCCGCGTTTTTTGCAACTAACTTATTGTTATCTACAATATAGTATCCCACATTCCCAGCTAATCCGTATGCTGGGGCCTCTACTCCCTCTGTGGCTAGAATATCTATAGAACTTGGAACATTGATAGGATTAATGCCAAAAGAATCTAAGTGAAACTCTTCTGCCCATTGTCCTGCAGAAAGACCATTAATAACAAACTCATACTCTGCACCTTCATCTATATAATAAACTTCAATAATTAATTCGAGGTTTGAAAAGTTGTCGGGTATTTCAAAAGTTTCTGATGCAGAAACCCAAGCCAGAGTGGTGCTAGTGGTTGCTGCTTTAATAACTTCGTATACTTGAGAGTCTGAAGGATTAGTATATCTATACCCAATCCTAAAATCAATAATTTTTGAATAAGAATACAGATACATGTTAAAAGCAAAGGTCTTAATGTCTGGAGAAATATCTGCAGGATTTATTTGAAAAGGACTTGTAAAAGTAACAAGACCACTGTTATCTGATGCCGCTATAATACCGTTTGATTCAACAGATGGCAGGGGTGCTGTTGGGGGAGCAATAGTAAACACGTTTTCATCAGTAGCATCCACAATACTGGACACCCCTATAGAAGTCCAGGTACTTAAATCTTGATCAGACTCTGACAGAAAGGATATATAATCTGCCGCATCATCTAGTGCCCAAACCGCTAACGGTTGCTCTGCAAAAACTTTGGTAGCATAGAGATTGAGTGGATTGACCATATATATAATTTTATCACAGTTAAAACTATATTAGGCCTGAGCTTCTGTCCATGTTAGCTTAGCAGAAGTTCTGGTGTCATTTCCAGTAAGTCGTGATACTGCTACCGTCAAAATATCTGGGCCATCGGGGAAGATGTTATCTC